TACAGGAAGTTTGGGATAACCCCTCCATAGCGGGAGCCCTTTTAGGGTGGCCCGCTTTAGGGGTCACTAAGGTCACACAGCATATCCTTTGAAAGGGAAATATTATGGAAAAGAAGGAAATGGGTTTCATGGCTGCCATGAAGGATTTCTTTGGCTATCGCCCCGGTACGGGCATGAAGGACTTCATGGACGAGATCAAAGCCCTGACTCCGGCCGATAGGGTGGAATTCCGGGGAGGGCTGGAAAAGAACGGCTATATCATCAAGGCGTAAGCGAAAAAGAAACTTGGGAAATATCCCCCAAGGGCGGGAAGCTAGAAATAGCTGGCCCGCCTAAGGGGCTGTAGGGCGTTAACCTTATAAGATGGTAAATAGCCCAGGAGGTTAAAATGTCATCGTGCTAGGGAAAGCCTAGCGGCCTTTAACCACCATTGGATTTTGGGGGTTTCTTTCTTGGTGGGGCGATGCAATTAAATCCATCTTAGCAATCTCTTAGTAAATCGAAAGGGAATGAGCGCAACAATGGTTGTACCGTCCTAAGTAGGCTAAGAAAGGCATACATAAGATGGTTGCGTTTCTAGAGCGCATTTTAAAAAAGCATTATGCGCGCATCATGGGAGGAGTAGCGCCCTCCCCCGCACCACTTTCTTATTTCATTTAGACATTTATCACACTACCATTTAGGGGAGTTTTCACAATGACAGTAAGCAACCTACCTCCAGGATGCAGTTCCGCAGACGGCGGGATTGACCATGAATACGAAACCGCTCTTGATGAACTTTGCGAGGTTGTTAACGGGGCGCACATTCTTAGGCTTTTGGCTAAGATTGCTCCGGCAATAACCGAGGCTTATTCCCAAGGGTTCAAGGATGGATGGGAAGATGGCAAGCTTACGGTGCTGGAAGGAAGATAAGGAAATTCCAATGACTACCAAGCGGGAAGTGACAAAGTTCCTCGTATGGCAAGCCTATCATAAGCTTAAGGAAGAAATTGGAGATATCCCCACTCAAGCCATGGTAGCGGAAAGTCTTGGGCTGAGCCGTGAATGGATTTCCGACATAGCTAAAGACCTTAAGACTTGCAAGTTTCCAAATCGAGGGGGAATTAATCGAGGAGAAAATGATACAAGGTTCACTAGATATCAACCTCCCGTTGATAAGTTTATTTCCCGTGGGGTTGATAAAGTGATTATTGGGGATATGTAATCCCTCCGACCAAAGGGCGGTGCCTAGCGCTCTAGACATTCAATAGGGGAGATTAAAATGTACAACTGGTTTAGAAATACGTATTTCGACCTCCCATATGCAATTACGGAATTGCTTATCTCAAATATGGTAGTTGAAAACCTCTCCCATGAAACTGCGTGTCAAATAGCATCAACTCTTCGAACAAGGTTTATACAGGAGCAGATAAATGTTGGGGGAGATGGGATTTAGGCGGTGCCTCGCAATCCGAAGTTTCACTTAAGGAATAAAACCATGCTTAAAATTTCCATAGAGCCTACTGAACGGGAAAAGTCCTTAAGAGATATTTATGGCGATCCGAAGGAAGAATGGAAACAGATTGAGCGGGAATTTCTATTACTTCAATTTCGTATGAAGCAAGAAGAGTTGATATTTAAGGCAAATAAAAATGACTCGGATTGAACTAGAAACTTATATAACCTCTCTTCGCGTCCAAGTAAGACAAACGATGCAAAGGGAAGCGCAAAGCACGCATAGGCCAATTGCCTTTGGCGTAGTACCAAATACCCACGCGGCGGGTTATATGAATTGCCTAGATACGATTGAAATGCTTCTCCGAGATAAGTTCAACGAACACGATAAGTTTATGAAAGTCATTCTTGGGGATGGAGTGGAATTGTTGGGTAGATTTTAAGATGGCTAAAGTAAAATCCCTTTGGGAAGATAAATATAATGCCGTGGCGGACCATTACCATTCCGCTTTGGCGGATGGACTTTCCAAAGACACCGCCCTTAGCCACGCCGAGAATGAACTTAAAGCCCTTGGCTTCTATGGGGAACGGTTGAAGGATGAACTTGAAATCCTAGCGGAAGACTAATCTTAACCATGCAGCGGCGTTGAAAATCGCGGAAACGCCCGAAGCCGATGCAAAGTCACGCTGCAACGTGGTGAAGCGGATAGGCCCTTGCAGGGGAGCTGGAGTAGCGACCAGCCTGCATGGTTAAGATTAGAACTTTGTTCTTTCTCATTGTAAGAATAGCGCTGCGTCCCTATACGCGATTAGGGATTTCCGCCATGGATATGGACGGTTGATAAGTTAGCAGCCATCGTCCTAATGAATTCAACCAGCGCTAACGTTATTTGACATTTGTAAATTATGGTATGGAGTAGTTGGCCCAGCCGCTTGCATACGGGGCTGCAGCCTTGAGATACCCTTAAGGCTAAAGTGAAAGATGCAAGCCCATACCTTGGTGCGGCAGTACGGAAGGACGTACGGGCCAGCGGAACGCTCCCATGGAGCAAGGCGAATTGGGAAGTCGGTATCAAGTCCGGCCCGCACCAACCTATTCCCGTTCCCCTTGTCGTCACATGATGGCGCATTAGGATCGAAGTGCAGAAGCCTGTAGCCTCGAACGCAATCAAGCTATTAGGTGAGAGAACAGGCAACCTTGGCGAAATCGGCCCTTACCACGCCCACCATAGGGCCTATGTGGAAGGGATGCCCCGAGTCGATTGGCAACGCGAGGTTCAAAGTCCCAAGGCATAGGGACAAGTTAGGCTGGCGACCTAACCTGCACTTCTTAGTTTTTTAGGAAAGGACTGGAACGTCGATCGGAGGCGTTGACTTTAATACCAAGTGTATCCGATACGCACTTTGGGTTGGTCGGTGGGTTAAACCATTCCCAGCTTTCCTAATTGACGGAACACTGGCCCGGTGGCTCGGAAAAGGTCAAGGGCTCATGCGTCAATAAAAGGCGCAGTAGTAGACCCCGAGTCCGTCTAACTTTTGGAGATTTATCATGAAAACCCTAACCATCTTAACTTTTGCCCTTCTTCTATCCTCTTGTTCTGGTGATCCAGCCAAGGAACTATGTCTCCGTCAAACTGGAGAATATAACCTTTCCTGTTGGTCCGAACAATCGAAGGAGCCTTTTTGGGCTGCAGTCGCCCGAGTTGGAAGGGAAAAGGAAAGACTAGATTATCTTAGGAAGAATGCAAGAAGCCCTTCTAACTATTCCTTCACCTGTATGACTGAAAGTGGAACGGATTTCATTACGACGAGTTGTTACTAACCCTTCAACCTTACTTTAGGGGAGCCCTAAAATGTTCAACCAAACCAAAGTTCACGGAGAAGTTACGCTTCAATCTCTTTTGGAAAAGATGGAAGAGACCTTTTCTAACAAACCGTATGGGAAGGATGATCCTCTACCAACCATTACGCTCTTTACATCCAGTGAGAGGTTTGGGGTAGAGGTTTATTCTTTTACCCCAGAAACATACATTAAAATGTCCCATACCAATGTAGGACTTTTTATCTATGACCTGTTAATACACTCTCTTCATGACAGCCTTGTGGGTTATTACAAAGGGTCCAGCCGTTCACTTCAAGATATGGGAATAATCCCAAACACCTACAACGGACGGAAAACCTTTTTTACCCTCTATGATGCGGTCAACTGGATCAAGCAGTCTGAGGGAAAGGAAGATTAGCCAGCATATTCTATATTCATCCCCCAACTCTGCTGGCTATGGTTGGGGCGTCTTATCGGAGCGAGATTATATTAGGCCAGTCTATCCGATACCCTGGGCTGGCCACGTTCGGGAAATACCTCTGATGAGCCCTTATCAAGGAAAGGGCGAAACCGCCTAGCGGTCAGGTAGGGCCTTGGAAGTGGGTTTGGTCCATTACCGAAGGGTATGTTTTGAGGTTAGGTTAGCTACCTTAATCAGATATACTCAGGCAAACCGGGATGCATAACGGGGCAAAACTTCCTCGATTTTTATATTAGTTATATCATTTGCTTAAACCTTATCGGAGATAATCATGACCACAAAGCTCACAATCACCGAGGCCCTTGCCGAACTCAAGACCATTTCCAAGCGTATCAATAAAAAGAAAGAATTTATCCTCACCTACCTCCTCCGCCAGGACGCTTTCAAAGACCCCCTTGAGAAGGATGGGGGCTCCGTATCTGCAATCGCGGCGGAAACCCAATCCATTCGGGATCTGGAGTCCCGCGCCATTGGTATCCGCATGGCGATCACCAACGCCAACCTGCAAACCCAAGTGACTGTTGGGGATGTTCCGAATTCCATTGCGGAGTGGCTCATTTGGCGCCGTGATATCGCCCCCGGTCGGCAGGAATTCAACAAAACCCTCCGTGATCGTATCGCCCGCACAAGGCAAGAGGCGACGAAGAAGGGCCTCTCTGTTGGGGCGGTTGGTGAAATCACCAAGCCGGATGATGTTATCGTTAACTTGAATGAAAAGACCCTCGCTGCCGAAGCGGAGAAGCTTGAACAGCTTCTTGGGGACTTGGATGGGCAACTGTCGCTGAAGAATGCGACGACGTTTGTGGAGGTTTAGTCGTGCCTCAAAAAGATCGTACTGTAATGAACGAATGCTGGTCCTGCCAGCATAAACGAGAGGTTCCTGGAAATTATCATATCAGATGTGTAAAGCCGGACCCTGATATGAAAGGTAACGAACACGGCATTAGAAAGGGCTGGTTCATGTATCCGTTTCTTTTCGATCCAACATGGAAAGAAAAGCTTTGTAACAACTATCAGAAGATCGAAGATGCGAACAGTGCAGTTAGTGGCTCAGTAAGCGGCGCGGTGTAAGGCCCGATCACACGGCAGGCCAGTAGGTATAACTGAAAACTTGTCAAGGGCATTGTAAGTCGTCCAGTTAGTAGTCCAGTCAGTCACGACGAGTAGCATCAAATTGATTTGCCTTCTTAGCGAAGTGGGAAAATGTTAAGACCAATGGTAGCTCATTTGGATAGAGCAACGGACTTCTAATCCGTGTGTAGCGGGTTCAACTCCCGTCCACAACAGCCAATTCTTAAAAGCTTAGGGCTGGCAACCCACCAAAAAGGTTAGAAGGTCAGCTATTCAAAGACGAGGAGCTCAGGTCTGAAAGTTAGACAAAATCCGTCGGTTATCTGGTTCTTGCAGAGATGTAAGAAATGCTTGCTTAACGAAGTATTCCCAGGATGATGGCTGCTAAGTAGGGCGTTATTATATAATGTTTGGTAGGGGTATTCTACAATGCACCAAAACGATATTGATAAAGAAGTATTAGCAAAAATGCGAAAACATTTTGGAATACCGGATGCAACTTCAAATGAGGATGTTTTAAAAGTCACTAAGGATACACTTATATTTGCTCAAGTTAGATTACAGCTTGCCTTTCGGCATCTCTTCTACGACGCCCTTAAACCACTTATCTTAAGTGCTAGGTTTCTTGAACATTTCTTTTATGCAATTCTTATAATGATTTGTTTAGTTCTTATCTATGAACGTTTCGGCGCATAGCGCAGCCTGGTAGCGCGTCGCGTTTGGGACGCGAAGGTCGCAGGTTCAAATCCTGCTGCGCCGACCAAACTTAGGGGAAGATTATGGAAAAGACAAGACGAGAAATTATCCTTGACACAATCAAAGAACTAGTCCCCGACCCTCTTTACTACGACCCTAAAATAGAAGAAGCACTATACAACAATGAAATATCTATCGAGGATATGGTCATTGCCTTTAGACATGCTCTTAAAGAAGGTACGGGAAGCTGATAGGAGTAATCGCTATGCAAACCTTCCTCCCCTACCCCAGCTTCAGCCAAACCGCTAAATGCCTAGACTATCGGAGATTGGGAAAGCAACGCATCGAGGCAAAGCAAATTCTTCAGACCCTTCTCGGCGAGTCGGATGGATGGAAGAACCATCCTGCAGTTAAGATGTGGCGAGGCTATAGTTCTGCCCTAGCCCGATATGGTTTCGACATTTGCGTTGAGTGGGTAGCCCGAGGCTATAAGGATAACCAACGAAATTGGTTCTTTGAGAAGATGTTTTATCCGGGCGTTGAAAATCCTCCTTGGTTAGGAGATCCCGTCTTTCACGCATCGCATCGTTCCAACCTTCTCCGGAAAGCCCCTGAATGGTATGGGCAATTTGGATGGACAGAGCCAAACGATCTTTCTTATATTTGGCCAGTAATTTAATTTAGAAATTTTTTATGGAGTATCATATATGACAATCCAAGAATTGATTCTCGAGCTTTGCAAAAATGAAAATCTACAAAAAACAGTATACATCCAAACTCCAAACGGTATTGTATCACAGTTAAAAAAAATAGAAGAAATTCTTATACAAGATATTAATGACTCTTTTTCTGGGGCTTTAATGCTAACAGGAGAATCTATTAGAACCTTTAAAGAACTTTAAGCTCTACATTAGGTAAGACGAAAATGAAACTAAAAAACATAAACCTAAGCCCAATCCAAGAAACCATCCTACGGTGCCTAATGTGTCGGCCAATAACCTCCATTGATGAATTAATCCAAGAGGTCTACCAAAACCCAAACCTAGAACCGGATAGCACTAAAAGAAATCTTAGAGTTATAATCTTTAGGCTTAGGAAGAAATTAAAGGTAATAGGTTGGAACATCATAACCTTCCCCACGCGGGGATATGGAATTGAAAAGGCTTCGCGCTAGACCTCGGCGCGGAGGCACCAAGGGGGTTTGAGGAAATTCTAGTTTAAACCTCCCCTGGCTAGGACAGTACTTGCCCCCTTGGTGTTCTTTTAAGGATAGTTATGAGCCCCTTCGACCTATCAATAATAATCGACAAGCCCAATTGGCGGGAAGCGCGGGATGAAATAAAAGCCATCCTTCTATCTAACCCTAAAATAACCTTCGATCTAACCTTAAAGGTCTTACAATGCTTCTTAGAAAACCCCCTAGTAACGGAAGAATGTATAAGCTTCACCCTATGGCGTCCTAAAGACGTACCCGAATTTCCCCACGACAACATAAAACAACACATAAGCGTACTTAGAAAAACCTTTAGAAAATACGACATTCATTTTAGAAATTTAGGCTACAAAAGTGGATGGACAATAGAAAAGGGGAATGGACATTATGACTAGCCAAGCCAGTGAAAGAATTATGGCCGACATGGAAAAGAAGATGACGATGGATGCGATTGAGATGTTTACGCGTAATGCGGAGGTGTTCTCTTTCGTAGCCGATAGGGTGGAATTTACAACTGCCTGTTTTTGCTCCCTTGGGGTTTTGGTTGGGGTTATTGGGACGGAACTGCTTTTCTTCGGTATGACTGAGGAACAGCTTGCAGAGATAATGAGCCTTTGGACTAAGAGGACTATTATTTGTCATAGGGAAGATGTTGCGGCGAGGGCAACAAAATGACCAAAAAGCATGTTGATTGGTTTCCGTGCTTTATGCGGGCGTATACCATTTTTAGCCCGCACGTCAGCGAATTTGATGCTTGGGACGAGGCTGTTAGCTTCGCCGAAGCGCAAATCAAAACAGAAGAGGAGGCCGAATTAAAATTCTTCCAGGAGTTTAACGAATGTAAGAATTTCGAGGATAACTAGCGGAGGACGCTTAAATGTCAGTCCAATATTGCGAACTTCACGGCAGGCATTATGACGCAGACTTCGAGCTTAACTGCAAGTTCTGCGAAGACGAAATGGCGGAAATCCTCCAAAAGATAGAAGATGGGGAGATCGATATCCTTGCAGCAGCAGAAGACCTTCTCGAACGGGGGGCCTCATGTGAAGAGATTGAGGCTGCGGTTGGTCCTCAAAATTGGGTCTACATCTTAGGTTTTTGGGCGCAGCAATAAGCAAAAAGGAAACAAGCATCATGACCGAAGAACAAAAGGCAGCTTATATAATTGCACAGGCAGCTTGTGCAATGATCGAAGCCTTAGGGCTGCAGGCAGAAAACATTCATTTAGCCGCTGTAGGAAAGGGTACTTATGGGGAAGAGGCATTTAATGCCATTATTAATAGGTATGGCATCCATAATAATGCCTGTATTACTCTTTTCCATGATATCAGATAGGATTGTCATGTCTCACCAAGTAGAAGCCTCTGTAGTCGTCCTAAATGGTCTAACCCTTACCGCAAGGGGTAGCCGTTGCCCGGCAGAGCCCGACGTTGGCATCATGCACCCTTATTTCGAGGACATTGAACTCCTTTGGCCCAAGACAGGTAAACCTGTTCCCCAAAAGATGTATGATCGGGTAACAGAGGATGAATGGGATCGGGCGCAGGAAGAGCTAATGTCGGCTTCCTATTATCCGGAGGGGGATTACTAAAATGAGTATAACTTTTTTGGAAACTTATATTATTCCTGGAGATTGCGAATATAACATTGAGGATTATGAACAAGAAGGCGAGCACTTTTTCCCAAAGAGCTATACTAATGGAAAGGTTAAACGCTTTAGACTTTGGCGTGGCGGTTGTGGTATTGGTTCCTTCGACTCTATTGAAGAGGCCCGTAAAATGCTCAACCATTATGTAATAGAACAAAATACTGTAAACAAAGAAGTATTACTACAAAAGTTGGCTATAGTTGAAAATGTTTTGTCAGCACTTTCAGGTGATTATTTCTACCTTGGAAAATTTATGACCAACGATTAGGAAGATTACTAATGGGCTCCCATCCAAACATAACCTACGAGAAATTCCCACGTCAAGGCACGATGCTTAACGAAAAGGTCAAAGTTTGCTTCCACCATGATACGACTAAGCATTATGCGGGGATTGTAATTCGGGACGACGTTGAGGAACCATTTCGGACAATCATTCAATTGGATAATGGAAGGGTGTTGCTAGCGGAAGAGTGTCAATATGCGCTTTGGGAGTATTAAAAGTGAACAAATCACAAACAGCCGCTTATAATACTATCCTTAAGATATTTCTTGCCCTACCTTGGGCAGATAGGGCGGAGGTCTTCTCCGCTATTAGATCAAATCCAGTATTTTGTACTGAATGTGGATATGGGGAATTAGACAGTCCTAATAAGGATTGTGGCTGTAATTGGGATATAGAATGATGCAACCTATCTGTCCAAAGTGTGGAAGTGTTAAAGTCCACCCCCAAGGAAGCCAGGGAGTTTGTGACGAAACTGACTGTGGCTACATAGCCCCTTGGAAGAGCTTTAAGAAAGCACCACTAGAGCCGCATTATGAAAAACCCTGCAACACGAAATGGCGTGATCCAGTCGCATTAAGTATGGATGGGTATGATGAATAGCCCTCATAGCTTAATTGGTTAGAGCTTCGGACTCATAATCCGCAGGTTCCAGGTTCGAGTCCTGGTGGGGGCACCAATCTTTGAGACTAAAATGGAAATTTCATGTCTTTGACAATGGAGAGTTATAATGCCAACCGAAATCAAGCAATGGACTGTCGAGCTAATCTCCGACTTCCGCGAGACCTTCCGCAAATCCCTAATCTTCCATATCTTCAAAACAACGGAGGATAAACTAGGTATTTGGGAGCATCGTGGAGGACGTAAATTCAAAGGCCATATCGGCCTACCTTGGATTAATGAGTAATGGCTGGCTCTGCCCCCTGCCCTAAGTGTGGACATCTAGAAAGTCAAACCCGCACAACATCTCTCAGGACCGGCGGGGTTAGGTGGAGATATCGGGAATGCCTTAATTGCAAACATAAGTTTGTAACGGTAGAGGTTCCAAGGGAAGAATATAAAAAACTTGTCGTCTATCGTAGAATTTACCAGCACCTTCAAAGCGTATTCAACCTAAGTGTAATAGATGTTGATAAATTGCTAAGAGAAGAAGATAGGCCCCTTTTTGGCTACAAGGGTGGACGTAGAAGGAAACCTAGAGTTATTGGATAAAGGAATGCACTATGGCAAAGATGGCATTAAGTCTGACCGGAAAACCAATTAAGAAGAGGGCGAAAAAGGAACCAAGTGGGATTGAAAAGGGGATTTTAGTTATTCTTGGGGTTTTCTTGGTATTCGTAGTGGTATTTATTTTCTTGGTTGGGGGAGGGTGAGATGGCGGTAGGCATTCATACCATTCAAACCAGGATAACTTTAAAGTTTGATTGCATAGTCTATACGCAAAGCCGCAAAAGACTGGACGAAGATGCCATAAAGGACAGGGTAATTCCCATCCTAATACCAAAGATTAAACAAGTTGAAGATGAGATTGCTGGGCTACGTTTTAAGGAATATGACTGGCATTTTAAATCGGTCCCATTTATGAAGCGCTGGTTTTCTGGAAAGGGGAAGAATGATGGCTGAGATGAACCGCGAGCGGCTTGACGAACTCAAAGACGAAATGGAAACCCTGTCGGCTCTTGGATATGGAAATTCTAGGCAGGTGAGCAACACCGCCGACCTTCTCGCTCTGGTCGAGGAACTGGCGGGGGCGCTCAAGAACTCTATGGGCTACCTCGACACGCCAATCGGTCGACGGAAACTTGGAATCAGTCCTAATGCCGGATGGCTCGTAAACAATCGTGTTCTGCTCTCCCGCCTGGATGCCCGCCATGGATAAGCCCGAATGGACGGACGCCGAGGTCGAGCGCGTGGCTAGGGAATTATACGAAGTTCGGCATATCGAGGATGGTCTCCGGTGGGAAGATTTGTCCGAGTACGAAAAGCAGGAACAGATTGTCGAAACGGGCCACGCTCTCTCCGCCGTCCCGCGTGCCCCTGCCGGGTGCTGGATCGCGCCGGATGTTCTCCCGTCGATGTTTGTCCTTGGAATGGAACACAACGATCCGAAGAAGGCCGCATGGTTTGTTGAAATGTACACCGAGTTTCGGGACGCATTCAATCGTATGCGCGACGCCTACAGGGGGAAATCATGAGCGAGTTGAGCGACGGGCTGCGCAGACTCTCGGCTTGGATGAAGGACCGCGATCTTGATATGCAAGCCCCGAAGGGGATCGACGACCCAGAAGACGCCGCCGACGCCCTGGACGCCAACGAACGCGAGATAGCCCTGTTGAAACGGCGAGAATATGCTTACGAGAAGATGGCTGACCACGCCATGGCGCTGGACGCGGAGATAGCCAACCTGATCGCCGAGCGGGACGAAGCACGGGATGACGCATCCAATATGCGCGGCGATAGATTCGACCTTGGAGAAGAGGTAATGAAACTGACCGCAGAGCGCGACGCGGCCTGGAACGAGGCGATCGAGGCGGCTGCTAAAGCTTGTGAAGCCTTAGACCACCCCAGGGATTATGCTGATGAATTTGCTTTTTACGTTCGGGAATTGAAGCGATGATCCTCAAAATGGGCTGTGCCTTTTGCGGCGCCCACTTAACAGAAAAAAGTATCCACGTATGGGACGTTGACAATTCTGACCAATGCGAAAATGGCAGGTTTGAGCCTCCAACATATTCTATCTCAATCATATGCCCCTCCTGTAAGAAAGAGTTGTATAGGAAAGAGCAAGCATATACAGAATATTCTGCTCCACGGTATAGGGAATAGTTAGATGAAAAACCTTATCGCAAAACTTGAGGCAGCGTCTAAGGGTAGTAGGGAGTTGGACTGTGACATCTTCTGTGCAACAGCGCCCAGTCCCTTTGAAAGTCACTATCCAGATTGCGTTCTTGCCGTGTTGGGGGGATTTGTGGCCCGCGTTGAGATAGACGAAATACCCAACTTTACCATCAGCCTTGACGCGGCCCTGACGCTGGTGCCGGAAGGGTGGATTTTGGACTCGCTGTCCGATGATGCTACGGGAAGCGTTGGGTCAATGAAAGCGTTTGGCGCTACCTGTGAAGTGACAAATGGGGAACTTGGATTGCAGGGGCAGGCCGTGTCAAGAGCGCTCGCCCTCTGTATCGCAGCCCTAAAGACGAGGCTCTAATGCTAATCCCCCGCTATCCATTCACCCTTGCTCAACCCTCATCCGAAAAATGCGCGGTATGTCATTCCCCAACCCGCAAAGCCATTCTAGCCCAAAGTGAGCTTTTCTCAAACATCCAATTCCCAATCTGCAATTGGTGCCTAGATATGCGAGCGGAGCCGGAAGGAATAGTGATAGCGGCTAGGGTAAAAAAAGTTGAAATCAAGGCAGAACTTATGACATTTTATCGCAATCAATACGTAAATGCCACGAAACTATAGGAGACGTATTATGGGATTAGATACAACTCACGATGCCTTTAATGGAGCATACTCTTCCTTTAACCGTTTTCGGCAAATTATAGCAAAGGCTATGGGTGGCTCATATCCTCCGCACGAAGACAGAAGGTTTCCCGACGATCTGTTTTATTGGGGGGATGCTTATTCGGCCGAATCCCATCCCGGGCTTTATATATTCCTAACTCATTCCGATTGTGATGGAGAGATTTCTGCAAAGGGGTGTAAACTTGTAGCGGACGACCTTGAAAAACTCCTTCCAAAAATAGAAGCCTTGGGGGGTGACGTTATCGGGCATTTGGCCAGAGTTGGAACTTATGCTGACGTAACAAGAAAGTTTATAGCTGGCTGTAGACTAGCATATGAAAACAATGAGCCTTTAGAATTTTTATAGGAGTTAAGCTATGAAACCCGAAATCCTAACCGAGCTTAACGACGGTAAAATCTTCAGTGCAACCTTCATCAAACGCACAACGGGAGAAGAGCGTAGGATGCTTGCCCGCAGGGGTGTAGCACCTAAAAATGAGACTAAGGGCCGTGCTTGGACTGATGAGGATAAGAACGTCTTCACCGTCTGGGATATGGAAAAGGGAGCTTATAGGTGCATTCCGCTGGAAGGAGTTGTGAGGATTAAAGCGCATGGAAAGGTTATTTTTAAGAAGGACTAATGCCATGTTGTTGCCTGGAAAGAAGATCGACCTGCCAGACGACCGTCATGTTGCCTTGCTCCCCTACGACGATGGCTCTTGGATGCTTGAGTTTCGTACAGGGAAGACCTTTACCAGAACTCGAATTAGCGATGAGGCAAAGAACGCCCTTGAGTGCTTGATGCTTGGAACTGATACGTCAATCTTGCGTTATGAGTTTACAACAGTAGATGGCGACCCAGTTTGGCGGTTGGTTTCCTCAAAATGAATGCCATAAAGTTAGGATAAATTAGATGTCAGCATTCTCCGACTACGTAACAAGCACCGCCTTTCATCTCCATCTATCCAAAAACCAATGTACTATCTTGTGCTTGGTTGCGGAGGGAAACTTGAATAGACTTTACGCCAAAGGTTGGGCAGTTCCAGCCCTTAGAAATTTGCGTGATAAAGGCTTAGTGAGCCATCACTATATTCCGCCACAAGAGGCACCAGAGGGACATATTTATCATACCATTACACGAGAGGGCGCTCTTGTTTACGAGCTTCTTAAAATGGCTGGTATTGCGAATAAGTTAGTGGAGGACGCAGCATGATTTTCCTTATCCTAATCTATCTGTTTTTGGGCGTTTGTTTGGCTATCCCCCTTCTATACCTCTTTCGTTGGGCACTCTATATCTATATCCCAGATAGAACACCTTACGTGGAGTATAAAGACTTCTCTATCCTTATCGGCTTTGCATTGCTTTGGCCTTTTATGTTGCTTTTGACCGTCTTGGGGGGAATAGACGCAGGAGTTTCTTCCCTCAACAGGCACCTTGCAAATAAACTTCCAGACAAAGTAATCCTCGGTAAGAAAAAGTGAAAACCGAACACATAATGCGAACGTTATCAGGAAAGCCCTTAACAACCCTTATCCCAGACCATGACTATAATTATACGATCGAAGGAATTTACTCCGGGTTTCATTCGGAGGAAGGGGACTATCAAATTAGGCTTTATATTACAATAGATGATGAGGGTATAAATGACGAAAAATGCTCGAACGTTCGCTGAATACCCCGAAGGGTATTTTAAAATACTTGACCACTTTGCTGCGACGGGGCAGCGGCTCGAAGTCCCGGGGAATCGACGGGAAATCTTCTCCCTTCGACGAGACCTCTATCGTTTCTTCCGTACCTTAAATGAGGCTTACACTACCGACCCATACGCCGCGAGTCTATCCGACGCAGCAAAGGAGGTTATCCTCCGCATCGAGCCAAGTAAGGGCGACCCAACCACCCCCTCCAAACTCATTGTCGAGAAAAGATTAACCATAGACATTAATTTGTTTGATGATAATGTCGAAACTTCAACTGATGGAGAACAAGATGGGGAGCCCAATGTCTGATGAAAAACAATTCGATCCAATCCAAGACCTTCTGGATGAAGTTACAGATAAGCAACAGGAGGACGCCCATTGGGAGGCGGTCAAGAATAAGACTCGAGACGATAGCCGGATTGTGCATCTTGATCTTCATCCAGATGCTTTAGTACTTATCACACTCGTCGCGAGATGTCGGGGCTGTGGAATGGAGTACGTTTACCCAAACAAACATCTTATGATCAGATACAATCATAATCTTCTTAAACACAAACCTAGTATAACAACTATTGGACTGCCAAGGGAGGTAAAGGAGATTAGGTATGAGGTCGACTTTTGCGATAAATGTTTTGGTGTAGCAGATTTGCTAGGAGAGGAAGATGAAACTAGTTCTGGAAATTGATACTAATACAAAAGAGGCCACACTTTATAAGGAGGGTAAAGTCTATTATAGGTTACAGCACTCCGATCTTAAAGTAAATAGTGAAATTTCTGAGTACATGCACAGTACTACAAATACCCGTCTAAAAAATATTGTAACCGTAACCCTTACTGGAATGGAGTTTCTTGATGCACTATAACTTCTCATCTCCAGATGGTCGTAAATGCCAGGGCGCAAACCCGCTCAAAAAGCTTCATCGCATCGCTATGCAGAAAGCTGGGAAGGGCGGGGAACCTACAGGCCACCCGACTAAAAAGAGAACTAAGTATCGCGTAAAATATTGGGAAGGAGCCGATCGAGTTAAGAAAGCCAAGGCTAAGATTAGGTATGAGAATTTGATCATGGAACTTTATGAGAGGGCGCAATAATGCCAAATGATTCTGCGAAGATCTACCTCAATGTAATTGATCGGCTTGAGCCTGAATTGACTTGTGTTGATAAAGACGCCTCTTTAGCCTCCATTGCGATCAGCCTAAAGCGTCTAGCGGATACGCTGGAAGAGCTGCTCGTTATGGTAAAGGGCCTAGATTAATGGCTTGGCTTTATTGTAGTGCTTGTAACGCAGAGTTGTCTACCCCTACCACAAAAGAGATTGGGGATCAAATACAAGTATGTCCAAAATGTGGCAATACGGAGGACCCAAGATATTCTGTTGGAGAACTTCTTCAAGAGTTTGAAAATAGAATTAAAGCCCTTGAGGATTCTCTTACAAAAGTTGAAAGATATTAATGACTATTTGGCATGATCGGGACGCCCTAGCCGCACGGCAACGCCTAGCGCGGGAAGCGTGGGAACGGGCGGCTACGCTAGGGGATGGTTGGGCTAGGCGTAGGTACTACCATGACGCCATGCCCTACCACGGACCACGCGGCGGGACCGTGCTAACGGTTGCCGTTCGGTGGTGTCCCGGCCTATCCCAATACTACGTAGCTACGCCCTACGCCCGCACCCTTGTCCCGACCATGGCCGACGTTGACGAGATACTAAGGATGGAGTCGGAACATCCCGGATGGCTGGAAGAAATGTTGACGGGGAAGAATTCGGTTAAGGAACTAGATCAAGCCTATGAACAAGCCAGGAAAAAGTATAAGCCTAGTGATGTAAGAGATGCTGATGCAATTTTGGATATGTTTTGAGGAAACAAAATGATCATCTTCCAAAACCCAGGTGAGATCGATGTTCGCGCAATTAAAATTCTTGGCATCAACTCAAAGGAGTGTGAAAGCCCAATCGGTTTTTTCGGAACCGGGCTTAAGTATGCAATCTCAGTCCTTCTTCGAGAAAACCAAGAAATTGAAATCTTCAGCGGGCTTGAACAATTTACCTTCTCCAAGAAACACGTTTCTATTCGTGGAGTTGAGGTCGATATCGTTTGCATGAATGGGGAGGAGCTTGGCTTTACTACTTCTCTTGGAAAGAAGTGGGAGCTTTGGATGGCTTATAGGGAATTGTATTCTAATACGATGGATGAAGGGGGGGTTGTATATGAGTCATTCGAAGAAACTCCCCCAAGCGTCGGAAGCACTTTAATTAGCGTTGATGGTAATGCTTTTTCTGGAATCTATCGGGATAGGCATAAATTCATCATTGATGATGAGCATTACCCCGTCCTATTCAAAGGTAAGGGGGTAGAAATCCGCGGAGGAGGCTCTACTAATATTTTCTATAGGGGAATTAATATAGGCTCGTGCGGCAGAGCTTCTTCTATCTATACCTATAATATAACCAATGCGGTTGAACTGACTGAAGATAGGAAATATTCCAATCAATGGGCTATTATATTTGATATCCAGCGCACGATGGATGAGCTTGACGACGAGGAGCTTATTGAAAATATTCTAACGGCAAAAGGAGATACGTTTGAGACTACTTTTGATTTTGCTTATGCAGGACTTACTAAAGCGAATAGTAAAGCCGTTGAGGTAACTAGGAAGCTTTGCGAAACTAGGGTCCAGGATGTAAATGAGTCTGCCATCATACAAGTATCGAAGCTTACGTCTAGGGTAGAATATAAAGAATTTGTTCTTGGACAGATTGAGGAAATTCAACTTAAAAAAGCCCTATCCTTTTGTCAAAACCTTAAGCTTGAGGTTGATATTGGGGATCTTATGTTTATTGAGTCCTTTGATGGGCATATTTATGGTGCATATCATAGGGGGAAGATCTTTCTAACCAGAAAGACTTTTGAGGCTGGAACTAAGCAATTGGTTATGACACTGATCGAAGAGCGGGCACATATGCTCTTTGGCCTTGATGATTGTACGCGAGGGATGCAAGAATATTTTCTTAATCTAGCGATTACGCTTGGGGAAAGACTGCAAGGAGAACCACTTTGACCAAAGAGGATAATATTATATCCGGCCCATGGGAAGAACTGGAAGAGGAAATGCCAGACAATCTTGTGCCTGTTACCTTAGCGAGTAAATTTGTAACCTACGCCTATTGGTTGGGGATTATAATGGGCTTTCTTATTGGCTTTAAATGGGGGGCAGGGCTATGAATACTAAAGCGAATACATATAAATCCATTATGGAAGAGCTAAAAGCTACTCTTCCTATTGGCAGCTGTATGGATGGTTGCGCCTGTAAACAGGTAGATAATCAATGGTTTGCAGTTTTACGTAGGTCTATGGGGGCTGATAGTTTTATTGAGACCCTTTTGGTAACTGATACACAATCCATGATGGAAAGGCTTATTAGCATTTATCGGAGGAAAGAGCGGTGAAAAAACGCAAAGTCGAATATTATCTCGTCAGGCTCGTCCGCCCCGGTGGAGCATCTTACGCCGACATAGAAGATCATATCCACCTAAATGTACTCTCTGGCTGTGGAACATTATCTCCAGAAAACCCAATGTTCCATCTAGACCGCAGTTCAGTTAGCGTCCGCCGTGCAACTAAGCATAGGCTTATCCAGACCTCCGATGAAGAAGGGTTTTAAAAATGGCTAAGACGACGGAAGACAGGGTTATTCAAGTTATCGTTGAGTCCCTCGCGGTTGATGGGGATAAGGTAAAGGTTAACTCCACCTTTGACGAGCTTGGGGCGGATAGTCTTGATAAAATCGAGATTGCTATGGACCTTGAGGCGGAGTTTAATGTTCCCATTGATGGGGAGGATTGGAAATTAAACTCCTTGAATACTGTGCAAGATGTTGTTATACTTGTTGATAAACTTTTGGGGAAGATCTAATGCTTATTACCGTAAATCGTTTCGTCTCTGATGGCAACTCCACCCTCAGTCTAGTCTCTATCGATGGAGTCTTCAACTGCTTTGGCCTTGAGGATGAATATCGAGTCGTCAAAGTGGCGGGGGAGACTCGTATCCCTGCGGGTACTTACAAGGTTGGACTTAAGAAAGTAGGTCCAACTCATGCCAAGTATCAAAACCGCTTTCCTAACATTCATAAAGGGATGCTGCATATTCTAGACGTTCCTGACTTTACAGATATCCTTATCCATATTGGGAATACCGAGGTGGATACGGCTGGCTGTTTGCTTGTTGGATGGAGTGCGGGGGCAGAAAAGTTTAGAATGAGCATTGGCAAGAGCGCATTGGCGTATAGTGAGTTTTACTCCAAGGTAGTTGATGCGGCAGGAGACGGAACGCTTAAGCTTGAAGTCATTGATGGAGATAGAAGTATGGTGTCCCAGGAAAGGACGAAGCCATGAGCGGAAAGCGCGCCGACGTGGACAAGATGCGCACACTCGAAACACGATTGCGCGACGAAGGACGACACACTGATGCAGACGTCCTTTGGGACGCGTGGCATGACGTTCAGGCAATGCGCTTCGAACTGTGTCGAGAGGCGTCCCCCTCGCGGACAAAGGAAGGTGCGTGATGTCGGAATTTAAAGACCCGCCGGAAATTTGGCTGGAGCCTGCCTGTGCCGTTGAAGATCGGGGCTGGTCCGAAACCGAGATTCAGGACTGCGAAGAAGAAGGGTGCGGGCTGCGGGCTCCTCGATACATCCTAGCGGATAACGCTGAAGCCGAGATCGCGCGGCTGCGGCACCGCATCGAGCATATGGAGGCGGGTATCCGCCTCGCCCATGCCGCGAGCCGAGACCTTGAAGTTGACCGCCGTCTGATGATCGCCCTCGCGCAATCAAGTCCCAATAAGCCGTCCCGAGTGGGGAAGGGGATTGCGGCCGAACTGCCGGACCATGTTTTGGCAATTTGCATCGCCTACGAAAGCGGGTTCGGGCACGCCAGCCGCGATCTGTGCAACCCGTACTCGCAGGGTTCCGATGCTTGGCACGCCTATGCCCACGGCAAGACCGAGGGCGAGAGTCGCAGCGAAGACCAGTCTTAGAAAGGAGCAAGCCATGGCCGCAAAGACGCCGCGCGAACTTGAAAGCCTACCGAACGGCTGGGACGGCTACGACGGCATCCCGCCAATCCCCGGCACGCTGGACGCCGAAGTGGTGGCCGGTGTTGCCGAGTACGACGCAGCAATTGCGGAGATCGAGCGGCTGCGGACGGCGCTGACTGACATCGGGGCTGTATGTCGGTCTATTGCTGCGTCACGGGAAGCTATAATCGAGATGACCGACGCCGCGCTTGCGAAACCTTGTGTCGATAAGCCGTCCCGAGTGGGGGATGGGATTGCGGCCGGGCTGGCCGCCGACGAACAGCACGCGCTGGGCCAGGAACTTCGCGAAGCCGGGCGGGTGCCCGTGGACGGCGCGACCAAGAAACCGATTATCGATTAGGAGGGACGAGAATGTCAGAGCAGATGTCAGTCATCATCAATCTGAGCCGTGAAAAAATGGATCAGATTGACAAGCGCGCCAAGGAACTCGGCGTTACTACCGGAGAAGTTGCGAGCGTGCTGTTAGAGAGCGGGGTTGGAGTTGACGCCCTGGATCGCGTCCGCTTCACGACGCCGCGACTTGTCGTGGCTGAGTCTTAGAAAGGAGCCCACCATGGACGCGAAGGAAATTGCCCACAAGGTGTTGGCCGACTGGCTGTGCTGGGATGTCGGATCAATCATCCGGCGCGATGAGGCAGACGCATTGGAACGGCGCATCGTGATGGAGATCGAAAAGGCAGTGGCAGAGGACAAATCACAACTAAACTAGGTGACGCTATGGACAGAAAATCTATTGAAAAAACAGAGGTTTCCGAAACCTTCATCCAGGGGATGCGGGATCGGATGGTGGTTAGCTTTCATAAGTATGGGCCGGTGGCGGACGCCTACCCCGGCAAGGTAGACGCTATCGCCAGTCTGCAAGAGCGCATCAACCGATACAAAGAAACAGGTAACACGGAATGGCTTATGGATGTCGGAAACTTCGCCATGATCGAGTTCATGTGCCCGCGCCACCCCTCCGCCCACTTCGAGGGGACGGATGCCGATGCGTCTCCCGGTCGGGTATCGCGCTCCGGGAAAAACGACCACCGGGAGAACCGTGTGGTTGGGTCGGCGCCAGGATCGCGCACGGCCGAATTTCTCTGACCGTTTGGGAGGGCTGACCAATGAGTTGCTGGACGAAACCGGAACTGGAAAACATGCTGGAGGATGTCGTCAACGAACTCGACCTATCCGACGACGCCATCGAAAAGCATGGCCCCCTCGGAACACCGCCGGCCGAACTTGTACGACTCGTTCTCGCGCAGAAGGACGCGCAGATACGAATGCTGCGGGCCGGGTTTGTCGACGCAGGCAAAGCGGCCGATTGAGGAGGGTGGGCTTGACACAGATTCCTGAGTACGAACGCGGGTATAGAGATGCGCTCCGTGCCGCAATTACAGCATTGCACCAAGAGGCGGCAACGATGAATGAAGACCGCGCAAGGGGATTTTGGAACAGCGCCGCCTTTTTGGTGTCGTGTCTGCTGCGCGACCGGAAACATAGGGCCGTTTAGGAGGGCTGACCGTGCGCCAGCAATGGGGATCGCTAATCACGCGGCTCTACCGACTGATCCAGCGGCACCCCGACTGGTCAAACCGGCAACTTGCCGATGCGCTGAAAACGACGTTGCCTTATGTGCGCGCATCCAAGGCGCGGATGGCTAAGCCGGGGTGGCGCCAGCCATGTGTAGGTGAATAAAGGATATCCCATGACAGACTTGGAAAAAGCAAGACAAGCGGTCCGCTCACAACTTTGGAATGAGGAAAGCGGCGGCGCCAGATCAACGGCGGCAACGATTGCTGGTAACGCTGGCTTCACTGACTTGCTGCGCGAACGATACCCCGCTGAAACGAACCGGTGGGTTATCGCCGTGATTGTCGCACACCTGACGGAAGTTGGCTGAAAACGAGCGGAGATCGACCAAATGAAAGACGGATGGATTGCCGCAGAAATGAAGGAAACTCGGCGTCAGTTGGACGCCATGTCCCCGTGGAAGCGCGGTGTGATCGAAAGGGAAAATAGTAAAATGAAGACCATCGCACAAATTGTCGTTCCTCCCGCCGTCGCGCCCTACATGGAGCGGCACGGCCAACGGGCTACGGAGGCAATCACTGCCTATCTCACCTCCTGCCCTACAGTGGACGAGAAGCTGGGGGCGCTTGGGGTGCTGGCGCAGGTACTCCTGCACATGGGCGATGCGATCCAGGCCATGCAACTCGCCAAGACGGCGGGCAGCGAACACTGGGAGCGAGGTAAGGCCATGGATTACAAGCTAAAGCCGGATGACTTCCCGCTGACCGCTCTTGGCAATGCCGTCTATCGCCGCACCATGTCAAGCCCCTTGGCGACGTTCTCTGATGAGGCGCTGGCGGCCGACGTGGCGTTGCGACTGAACCGTGACGACCAAGTGTATGGCGAAACCGAGGCCGATTGAGGAGGGGTGCAGCCATGAAATATAGGGTCGTTAAGTCGGTTGATCTTGGGGAAGACGGCCCGCAAGTCGGCGAGACGTGGGCGGCTTGTGGGAAGTGTGATTACGGGCTTCGATCCGACCACGAGCGGATCACCGGGGAACCGCACATTAATCTAAGCCGCGACAGGGACTATCCGTTCTTCACCGTGCCCCAATCTGCCGTCGTGGCCGTCGCGTAATCAGGAGCCCCACAGGGGCAAGGAGAAATTATGGGAGAAGCCGCATGTCCCTAGCAATCCTATCCGTCTTTCGAGAAAGTCCAAAGTTCTCAATCCAGCATGTGGAGGTATTATATAATTCTCTATGCAAGTATTCTACAATTCCCTTCACCTTATACGTAATATCTGATTACCAAAAACCCTTCCCAAAAGGGGTTTTTAGGATCAGTCTAAAACACCCCGATTGGAACCCAAAGCTCAACAAGCTTGAACTATTTCGTCAAGATGTATTAAATCTCGCATCTCATTTTTTCTACTTTGATCTAGACACAGTCCTTATAGGTAATATAGATGAATTACTTTCCTCAGATAATCCTTTAGTCATGCTAGACGATTTTTATTATAACAACACCTTTGGTTCTGGGTTAATGGCTTGGACGAGAGATCTTGGTCCACATATCTATAAAATGGCCGAAGCCACTCCTACGGAAGAACTGCATAAAAATTTCCCCGTAGGGAAGGGGAGGGGGGATCAACTTTTTATAAAAAGGCACAGTCCCATCCGCCCACAGACATTTCAAAACCTTTGGCCAGGGCAGGTGGTTAGCTATAAAAAGCATTGTAGGGGAGAGGGGAAGCCTCCGGAGGGGGCAAGGGTGGTCTGTTTTCATGGCAAGCCGAGTCCGCAGGAAGTTGGGGATAGGTGGGTTAGGGAGAATTGGATATAAAAATTGAAAACATTAGCTATTCCGAAAGATTTACTTCAACGAACCAACCCTCCCCCAACAGCACAGCCCTATCCACTAAACTCCTATGAAGGAGCAATCGATTTCGTTTGCGTCCTACGGGAAAGCCCGACCTATGGGGTGGAAGACGTTAATCGCCTATACCATAGCCTAGTCCGCTATGCGGGCCGCACGTTCGCCTTTCATTGCCTAACGGACTCAAAATCAAAGGATTTTAACCGTTGCATAAACGTCATTAAAATAAAGCATAAAAGTTGGGAAACAAAGCAAAGTAAGCTTGAGATGTTTCGCCCTGACCTTGGCTTTGATAGGGTTGTGTACTTTGACCTAGACACGCTTATCATTCGCCCTATCCTTCCAATCCTTTCCTACGATGGGGATTTTATGTGTCTTGGGGATTTTGGGGGGAATGATTATCTTGCTTCGGGTATACTTTTATTCAAGGCAAGTAAACATTATTATATCTATGAAGCATTCAAGAGGCTTAAACCAAGTATAAGAAAGGTTAATTATAAGGTTGGAATGGGAAGGGGGGATCAATTATTCCTAGCCCATAATATTCGGGTAATCCCCCACACTATTCAAGAGTTTTGGCCGAGTATAGTTATATCTTATAATAAGAAGTGTAGGGGTTTACCTATGCCAAAGGAAGCGGCTATAGTTGTATTTCATGGGAAACATAAACCGAAGAATGCAAGAGAGAACTGGATAAAGGATTTAATTCGATGAGTATCGTAACATCAATGGTACTTTGTGTTGCATTGTCAGAAACATATTTGACAAACAATATCTCTTTAATCAACGATTGGTTGGAGGCTCTCGGTGCTGGAAACTTCCAAAGAGTAGATGAGTCTTTTGGGGGAGCCAAGTATTCTCAAATGGTTGTCTATGGCCTTGCAACCAGTAGGTTTATCAATGAGGATTTTATATCTTTTCTTAGAAGCCTACCTTGGAATGCTCCAGAAAATATGGTATTTGTGCTTAAGCCTGAGGAAGGAAGAACTCAGGTTTTTGGCCCCCTTTTTGGATGGGATTGGCAGGAATGATTGATCTATCAACGCTTAAAATGCGTCGTCACGCCCCCTATCTTATAGATACAGTCCTAAAGCGCCATCCTGAGTGGACAAAGGGCGCTGAGATTGGCGTAGCCATGGGGCGTACTCTTTTGGGAATTCTCCAGAATTGCCCCAACCTTTCAATGATTGTGGTAGACGCTTTTACCTACGTTCCAGATTCCGAGTCATCTGGTCTATACGAGGATATGGATCATAGCAACAACGAGGCATGTGTGAGGGCCGTAGCCGCCGCATACCCAACCCGCACGAAAATCCTTAAGGGGATTTCTTGGGAGATGGCCGCGAAAGTAGAAGATGAAAGCCTAGATTTCGTTTTCATCGATGCCTCACACATGTATGAGGAAGTTAAAAAGGATATCCTCGCTTGGACGCCAAAGGTTAAACCAAAGGGCTGGATTATGGGGCATGACTATTGTCCGAGGTGGGGAGGGGTTATGCAGGCTGTTAATGAGATTTTTGATACTCCGCTTAAGCTGGAACATAGTATCTGGGCGGTTTGGAAAGGAGATCTAAAGTGATTACACCAGGAGACTACAGGGATGAGTATGATCCTGATTATAACCCAGACCCAGACAATGCTTATGGTGATGGAGGGGCGAGCATAGTTGTAGGTTGGTTTCTTATAACTATTATTGGTCTTGCTGGTTTTTGTATTTATGCCTATATGCAGTCTTTGGGGTGGGTATAATGTGGTTCGTTCCAACTCGCGGCCGGCCTCACCGCCTACAAAAATTCCTTCAGGGTTGCGTCGATACGAAAATGTCCATGTCAGGGCTTATCGTTGTCGACGGCACCGATCCAGATGCAGGAGACTATTCAAAAGTAATTCTTCCCCCAAACTGGACCCTTCTCGTTGCCAAAGACCGAGCAGAGTGTGGAGGGCGTATGGAAGATCTCTTCCTAACCTATCCCAAAGCAAAATTCTACTCCATCGTAAATGATGATGTAGTCCCTGAAACCGAAGGTTGGGACGTTAAGCTTGCAGAAACTGCGGGGGATTGGAACGTAGCCTATCCTTGGGATACGCTTACAGGAATGGGAACGCAATTTCTTGTTGGTGGAAAACTCGCACGTTCCGTAGGTTCCTTCAGTCTTGGCTTTCTTCATACCATGGTTGATAGAGCTTGGATGGATATCGGAGAAGGAATTGGGCGCCTAATTTTCCGAAAAGATATTCGCCTGCGGCATGAGCATTGGAGCCGTAACAGGGCTCTTAGGGATAAGACTTATAGCAGGACTTTTAACGGAATTGCAACAATCCCTTATGATAAGGCTCGTTATGCTAAATGGTATAAAGAGGATTTACCAAAACTTATTAAAAGGCTTAAGGTAGAAATTGCAAAGGATACTGGAGAATAACATGCGTATTCTTGTCCTCGGTGCTGATGGTTATCTTGGCTGGCCCACAATGCTGTACTTTGCCAAACTTGGGCATGAAGTTATTGGGGTTGATAACTATTCTAAGAGAAGGCTTTGTCAACAGCTTTCTTGTATGCCTGCTCAAGTAGGGAGGTATCGTCTGAATGATAGGGAAATTTTTATCAAGGATTATGGGTTTAACATAAAGACGTATGATATTGATTGTGCCATTATTCAGCAATTGGAAAACGTTATTAAATTACACAAACCTGATGTAATTGTTCATTATGCAGAACAGCCTTCGGCCCCATATTCTATGAGAGGATACGGGGAGGCTAGGTATACATTGGAGAATAATCTTGGGACTACGCTGGCGCTGATTCATGCGACTAAGAAGCTCGTACCTAATGTGCATATTATTAAGCTGGGGACAATGGGTGAGTATGGAACACCAAATTGGCCAATCTCTGAGGGTTGGCTGAAGATGGAAAATCCTGCAGCCAGCCTTAAACAGAACTTCCTTTATCCAATGTCCCCCAGTTCCCTCTACCACGTTACCAAGGTCCAGGATACTCATATGCTTTGGTTCTACTCCAAAATGTGGGGCCTTACCGTAACGGATATCATGCAGGGGCCGGTCTACGGTTTGCAACTTGAGGGCTTCGACGACTCTCCTATCTTTGAGGCAAACTTCCACTACGACGATATTTTTGGCACTGTTGTAAATCGCTTCATCGCCCAGGCAATCCTTGGCATCCCCCTAACCATTTATGGTAAGGGAGGGCAGACTCGAGGCTACCTCAACATCAACGATACGATGCAAAGCATCGAGCTTCTCATCAACAATCCTCCCAAGGATGGGGAATTCCGTATTGTAAACCAATTCACCGAGCTTTTCTCCATCAATCAAATCGCAAAGATGGTTATTGAGGCAGCAGAAGAGGTTGGTATTAAAGCCACGGCCCAACACCTTCCCAATCCTCGGATTGAGCAAGAGCAACATTACTACAACGTTGAGCATAAAATCCTAGAAGACCTTGGTCTTAAGTCTCGTCCCCTTTCTAAAGAATTCCTTAAAGCAATCCTTCTCCGCCTTAAGAATGGAAAATATACCTTTAACAAAAACATAGTAATGCCGCAAGTTAGTTGGAGATAACAATGAAATGGGACGCAGATCAGCGCAAGGCAATTGACCTAGTAAACACTTGGCTTACGAAAAAAGATAAGCAAATTTTCCGACTTTTCGGTTACGCTGGAACCGGAAAAAGTACCATTGCGAAGCATCTCGTTGAGGGGTTTAAAGGGCAGATTTGCTATGGCTCCTTCATGGCAAAGGCTGCTCTTGTCATGCGGCATAAAGGAATGCCTGCGAGCACGCTCCACAGCTTGACATATACGGTCGAGCCTCCGGGTGAGGAAAATGGTTGGCAACTTAAGTTTCACCTTAACCATGATAGCGAGCTTAGAAGGGCCAAACTTCTCGTGGTAGACGAGGTTTCTACGGTTGGGTCCGTTCTTGGAAAAGATATTCAATCCTTTGGCATCCCAATTCTTGTCCTTGGAGATCCTGGGCAGCTGCCCCCAATCGACGGAGCGGGTTACTTCACTGAGCAACCCCCAGACATGATGCTTACAGAACCCCACCGCTTCGCTCGCGATAACCCAATCATCGATATTGCAACCCGTATTAGGAAGATGGAGGAGGTTCCTCGGCGGGCTTATGGAGATTCTAGCCATATCCCCAAGAAAGACTTTCGCCCAAATATGCTTGACGGAGACGTTCAACTTATCGTTGGTATGAACAAAACTAGGAGGATTTATAATAGAATTATCCGAGATAGGAAGGATTTTTCCGGAGTAATTCCTCAAAAAGGTGAAACCCTTATTTGCCTAAAGAATGACTATGATTATGGGCTGTTTAATGGTCTAGCTGTAACCGTGGATAAAGTCATAAGTGATAGCGATCCAGTAAAACTTTCTATTAAAAGCGAAGAACATACCAACCCATTTATAGTCCCAATGGCAAGGGATTACTTTACAGAATACGTCCGCCCTGGTACGCTTAATCTCGTTGAACTTTATAAGATTAAAGACTTAACCCACTTTGACTTTGGCTATGCAATTACCTGCCACAAGGCATTAGGTTCTCAATGGCCAGAGGTCTGTGTCTATTACGATGGGATGTATTCTGGAGATAAGACGTTGCAAAGACGATGGCTTTATACTGGAGTGACGCGGGCAGAGAATAGGGTTATGCTTGTTAGTTAGTCAGCTCCAAAATAATTCTTGACATTCTATAATCCCTATTATATAATAATAGACTTCATCAACTTAAAACTACCTGGGGATGCTTATCGCCCCTTAACCTTCCAGGCATCCCCAGGGATTTTAAAGGATTATAAATGTCTCAAAAGAAATTAGAGCCCCGGAGACAGATTAATATAGTAGTACCGGAGTCAACATATATAAAGGTGAAGACCCTCCTGCTTGATCCCCTCTACGGTAGAACGAAATATGGCAGGATGAGTGGTCTAATAACCTCCCTCCTAAACGGATGGATTGATACACAAACTATTAAGGAAGAAGGGCCGAGCAATGGAATATGAGCGTGATCTTCTAGACCTTCGGCAAAGAGTTCTCGCTGGAGATGATATTCCCCCGGAAGAGTATAAGCGTATAATCGACGCCATTAGGGAAGACCGACGAGCCGGCGCTGAGAGTGCAAAGACTCGAGCCGCTAAGACTTCGGGGAAGGCTAAAGTAACCCCCCTTAGTGATAGCGAGATTGATGATCTTTTTAGCACTCCAGCTCAAGGCGAAGCGCATGTGGCCGAAGAATGATTTTCCAGACATTATCGATTCAACTTGGCGGAAAGATCTTGCATCCTGCGGGATGAAGTTTAATAGATCCGCTATTCAGAAGATAAAGCCCAAAGGGCAGAGTATTCACCTTCACTTCGGGGGGTGCTTTGCGCGGGGCGTTGAGGTCTTCCGTAAATCTTATTATGGAAGTAAGAAGCTTTCCGTTGATGAGGCCCTTCTGGCGGCGACCTCCGCAATCCTAAAGTCCTGGGGCGATGACGTTGACTTCGGGATGGATAAGGGGAATAAGAATTTAACAAGTTGCATTGATGCAGTTCATTCCTTTTTTGAATATTACGATCCGCTTTTGGATGCAATCCAGCCACATATGGTTAAGGGTGAGCCGGCGGTTGAGTTTAACTTTGCCCTGCCCATCCCTGGGATTATCCATCCTACGTCAGGGAAGCCAATCCTCTATACTGGCCGCTTCGATATGCTTGCGGAGTATCAAAGCTCGTTATTTATCGATGACGAGAAGACTACTACGCAGCTTGGACAAAGCTGGGCCAATAATTGGGAGATGGCAAGTCAGATTACGGGATATCTTTGGGCGGCAAAGCAATATGGTTATCCAGTCGCAGGGGCGGTTATCCGAGGGGTGGGCATTCTTAAGAATGACATTAAGCACCTCTTTGTTATCCAACAAAGGGCACAGTGGGAGATTGACCGTTGGCTGCGACAATTGCAGAGGGATTTGAAAAAGGCGATTGAGTCTTGGAAGACAGGGGAGTGGGATTATGCGCTTGATGGGGCTTGCTCTAGTTATAACGGCTGCCCCTTCATGACGCTTTGTAAATCTAATCAGCCTGAAAAATGGCTTGATACTTATTATGAAGAAAATACTTGGAACCCACTTGAACATTCGGATGATTAAAGCGAGGGATAAAGATGGAAAGCTATGACCTCATATCGCATATAAAGCGCCAGCGAGCCTTTTCTCGTGCAACCTTTGGCCCAGGACTTCGAACAAAAGGTGTGATCGATCATATTAAAAAAGAGCTTAAGGAAATAGAGCAAGAGCCTGAAAGTCTTGAAGAGTGGGTAGATGTTATCTTACTTGCCCTTGATGGGGCCTGGCGATTGGGGGCTACGCCAGAGGCGATTGTAGAAGTCCTTGAAGCAAAGCAAACTAAGAATGAATTTAGACAATGGCCAGATTGGCGTACTATGTCTGAAGATGTTGCGATAGAGCACAAGCGGAGTACTACAAATGAGTAGTATATACCTTGCCGCAAGCTACGCCAGACGAGAGGAATTACTGCAGTATAGAAAAGATTTGTTACGACTTGGGCATGTAATTACATCTCGTTGGCTTGATGGTAAGCATGAGATGGATAAGCCGGGAGAACCACCAAGGGAGCCGGATAAAGAGGTTGCACGCTTTGCGAAAGAAGATTTTTATGATATTGAAGATGCTACACACTTTGTCACATTTACTGAGCCCAGTGGAAGTGTAAATGTAAGGGGCGGTCGTCATGTAGAGCTTGGAATTGCACTGGGGCTTGAGAAACTTATAGTAGCTATTGGCCCAAAGGAACATGCTTTTCATTATCTACCCAGTATTTGGTTTTTCTCAACTTGGTCGGAAGCTCTAGAATTTCTAGGCCGTAAATTAAAGCGAGGGATAAATGCCTAAATTCAACGTCCTACTCATCGGCCCAATCGGAACAGGTAAAACCTACTCAACCCGCACACTTCTCGACTGCGGCCTAGAGCTTTTCTATCTCGCAACCGAGCCTGGGATTGAAAAGGTTGTAGGAGACCTCCCTAAAGATAAAGTCCATTGGTCTTACATCCCACCAGCAAAGACCGACTGGGGTACTCTAATCAAGAACGCAGAACTTCTTAATAAAATGTCCATGTCGGATCTGGTAGGGATGAAACCAATCAATCGGCATGAGTTTCAGCAATTCATCCAACTCTTGTCAACCCTTTCCAACTTCAAGGATGATAGGACGGGGGAAGAGTTTGGGGCAGTTGAGACTTGGGGACCGGAGCGGGCACTTATCCTAGACGGGTTGTCAGGTATCTCAACGATGGCAATGGATCTCGTCGTTGGAGCAAAGCCTGTCCCGTCTCAACCCGAATGGGGGGCAGCGCAGAAACAAATTCTTCGCCTTATCCGCACCCTTACGGGGGATCTTAAATGCACGTTCGTTCTAATTTCTCATGCGGAGCGGGAGGTTAACCAACTTACCGGGGCAACCCATCTAACTGTATCGACGCTTGGTAAGGCCATCAGCCCAGATATCCCTAAACCTTTCGATGAAATTATCTACACTCGCCGCGATGTTGATAAGTTCTATTGGTCGGTTATTCAAGATGGGGTTGATTTGAAGACTCGTACCCTTCCATTTAAAGATGACCTTGCGCCCTCATTCGTTCAATTGTTTGAAGCGGCTAGGGATAAGGAAGAACGCAAATGACTACTCCAACTCCTGATGGATTTGAGGACCATTTTCAAAAACATTTTGATAATGGCATGTTTGTTTTCTTTGAAAAAATCCTTGTTGATGCCCCAAGAATATATAGTGAGCGGTTCCAGCATAGGTATATTGGAAGGGAAGTAAAATCTTCTGATGTATTAAATATACATATACCTGGAGTTGGCCTTTTAATCGTTGGAAAGTTTGAGGATAAGGAAAAGGAATAGTTATGATTATTCTCGGAAGTACCGTTCGTTGCAGGATTACAGGCTTTACAGGAATTGTGACCGGGAAGGTTGAATATATTACAGGCTGCAATCAATCACTTGTTCAGCCAACAGTTGGGAATGATGGGAATTATAGAGACTCCATTTGGCTTGATGCTGATAAACTTGAGCAGGTTGGGGATTGGGTTATCAACCTTAAGGTTGATAACGCTGGCTTTGATAAAGCCCCTCCTAGGAGATAGTTATGGACTTTTCCTGGACTATCCATTGGTCATTACAAAGCGAATTAGACCCAAGATGGAATGCCTCCGGGAAGTATGAAGGAACTCTTACAGATGGAAAACCAAAAGCAGCTATGGACCATCTAGAAAATTGCATGAAAGATTATGGAGCCTACCCTAAAGATTTAGTATATTGTACAATGAAGGAGTAGTTATGAACCTTTTCTTCGATACTGAAACATCCGGCCTATTCGATTTTAAATCGCCACCCGAGGCTGCTCACCAGCCACGGCTTGTCCAGCTTGGGGCTGTACTAGATAGTGACCATACAGTCCTTTCTAGCATCAATACGCTCGTCCTTCCTGAGGGATTTTCAATTCCCAAGGAAGCGACCGCAGTGCATGGCATTTCTACAGAGCAGGCACTTGCCTCTGGCATCCCACTTAAAGACGCCTTGACTCAATTCTATGCTGCCTGTATGCAGGCTGATCTTCTAGTCGCCCACAACAGTTCCTACGACGTTAAAGTATTAACCGGAGAATATATTCGCGCTGGGATGGAATCTCCATTCTCAAAGCGCCAAGTATTTTGCACAATGATTAAATCAACAAGTATTTGTAAAATCCCCGGAAAGAGGGGCGGATATAAATGGCCTACGCTCGATGAAGCCTACCGAATGCTCGTTGATGAGGATGGCTTTACCGGAGCGCATGACGCCATGGCCGACGTATTAGCCTGTCGTGAAGTTTATTACAAACTCGTCCCAACCAGCTAAAAGGAGAACCGCCTATAAACTCAATCCGACTACCAATCTTTACCGGACTTTATACAACAATCATGGAGTTACCAATGTCTGAAACCTCTATTTTCGATCCCGATAATTTTCTTTCCACCGAATACAACGAGTCCACCTCTACGGAATACATCTTGGTCGATGAAGGCGAATATTCCGCCCAGGTCGATGATGTTAAGATCCGTAAGACTGAGGGTAACGATGGTGACTTCTTCGTCATGGAGGTGTATTGGCACATTCTTGATGAGGCTGTTGCCAAGGCCGTCGGACGTGATAAGCCGATGGTTCGTCAGTCCCTCTTCCTTGAACTGACCGAAAGTGGCTCGCTTGATATGTCGAAGGGCAAGAATGTCCCCCTCGGCTATCTGCGGGAAGCAATTGGGCAGAATAAGAAAGGTAAGCCGTGGTCGCCGCGTCAGCTTTTCGGCGCGACCGCTCTTGTAAAGGTTACGCATAAGCCCCGCAAGAATGAGCCGGAACGGGTTGACGCCAGCGTTACTAAGGTCACGAAGGGCTAAACCTTTCTAAAAACTAGAGGGTGGAGGTAATTGCTGCCTCCACCCTAACTTTCTTTAGGGGATTTCCATGCAAACAATTTCTATTGATGACGTTATTATTGAGCTTGACCGCCATAGAAAAGATCTCGAGGAGGAACCCCTAAAAGAACTTATCCTTAGCATTCTAACCCTCGGCCTCCTCCACGCCCCCGTTATGCAAAATGATGGAAGAACCCTCGTTGCAGGGTTTAGGCGTTTTCGTGCGATTTCTGCAATCCACTCCGTAGGTAAGACATTTAAATATCAGGGGGAGGACGTACCTTTCGGCCAACTTCCCGTTACCAAGCTCGGCGACCTTTCTGAGGATATGCTTAAGGAAGCGCAGCTTGATGAGAATATCAAGCGAGAGCCGCTCACTTGGCAGGAAAGGGCGGCGGCGATTGCGGACCTTCATATGCTTAGGGAGCGCCAAGCAAAGAAGGTTGGGAAGACGCAGACCTTTAGCGATACGGCTAAGGAAATAAAGACAGAGGAACACTCAGACAACTATGTCCGTAATGACGTTCGGGCTGCAGTAACCATTAAAGCCTTCGAAGATGATCCGGAGGTTATGCGGGCTGCTACGCAAAAAGAAGCAATTAAGATCATTGAGAAGAAATTGACCAAGGCTCATAATGAAGCCCTGGCAAAGCAATTCCTTACCAATAACGCCACTCCTCACGAACTTATCAAGGGAAACTTGTTGGAGGTTCTTCCGCAGTTCGCTGATGGGCAATTTGACGCCATCATAGCCGATCCCCCCTACGGCCAGGACGCAGATAAGGGGAATAATATGAGTGCGACTAAGCACTCTTACCAAGACGATGAGGCATATTCGGATAAGTGTATTGAGACAATCGCAGTTGAGGGTTATCGTGTCGCTAAGGCACGGGCTCATATGTATATGTTTGTGAGTAGTAATCCTAACCGGCAGGTGAAGGTAATTAGAATTCTTAAAGCTGCGGGGTGGGATGTTTGGAATACCCCGTTTGTTTGGTATAAGGATAACGTTGGGGTGTGTCCTCGTCCAGATCTTGGCCCACGCCGATCGTATGAAAGTATCCTCTATTGCATTAAAGGGGAGAAGCGTATTCAAGCAGTCTACCTAGACACCTTCCTTATCAAGCATGAAAAGGGGATTGATTACGCGGCGCATAAACCCGCAGAGTTATATTGGGCTTTGCTATCTCATAGCTGCATCCCAGGTAATAAAGTCTTAGATCCCTCTTGTGGTAGTGGGCCAATCTTCCCAGCAGCTACTAAACTTAACCTTATCGCTGTTGGGATTGAAATGGATGAGAATGCGCTTGGGCTGGCGGCACAAAGACTTACCACTAAAATGTCAGATCCCCTAGAGGATTTTGAGAATAATGATGAGTGATATTATGCCAAAAGTATACAATAAGCGATGCGACCATATACCAGATGGTGCTGTATATATTGGAAGGCCCTCTAAATGGGGAAACCCATTTAAGATTGGGCAATGGTATAATGGAAAAAAATTGACTCGGCAAGACTCTATCGATTGCTATGAGGATTGGCTTTTGAATTCTGATGAAGGAATAAAACTTCTAAAAGACATTCATGATCTTAAAGGAAAAGATTTGGTTTGTTGGTGTTCTCCGGAAGCTTGTCACGGAGATATTCTATTAAGGCTTGCAAATGAATAAACTAATAATCTCCGGCCCCCAACCTGCCCGCATAATGTTCGTCGGGGAAGCCCCTGGGGATAAAGAGGTCGAGACTGGCCGCCCCCTGACTGGACCTTCCGGCTGGGAATTCTCCAAAATGTGTTCGGAAGCAGGGATCGTTCGCGAGTCGTGCTTCATAACAAACTTACTCCAAGAACGTCCCCCTGGAAAGATTGAGGATCTTTTCTATAAGAAGACTGAGGCTAAACTTAGGGGGGTTACGGAGTTTAAGGGAAGATACCCGGCGCAATCTATAATTGATGGGTACAATACACTACAATCTCTTATCGTCCAAACTCGCCCTAACGTAATCGTTCCCCTGGGTGATGCGGCCCTTTGGGCACTGACAGGAAATAGTGGCATAACTAAGTGGAGGGGAAGTACACTAAGCGCAAAAGTTGAGGGACTTGACTATGAGCCTAAAATCATTCCAACTTTTAACCCTGCCGGTGTGCTCCGCAATTGGCCTTGGCGATGGATGGTTGTTAACGACCTTAAGCGAGTCGCAGCCGGAGCACACACCCACGAAATATCACTACCAGATTGGAGCTTTATCCTCCGACCAAGCCTACAGACTTGCCTCGATTGGCTGGGGGAAGCAAAGGGAAAAACTCTTGTCTGCGATATTGAGACCAGAGGATATAACATATCATGCATTGGATTTGCATTAGATAAACATAACGCGATCTGTATCCCAATGATGCTCTTGGAGGAACCCTATAGTTATTGGAGCCCCGAAGACGAACTTGCCATAACCCTTAAACTTAAAGAATTATTTGAGGATAAATCTACAACCCTAATTTTCCATAACGCTTTCTTCGATATGCAGGTAATCGCTCGGCAATGGGGCTTTATCCCGGCCAACTTCGAAGATACGATGGTTATGCAGCACGTCGCATTTGCGGCGGATATGCCAAAGTCGTTGGCTTTCTGCGCTTCGATGTATTGCAATTATTACTGCTTCTGGAAGGATGACGGGAAGGAATGGAATATTAAGGAATTTGGGGAGGATACGCATTGGGAATATAACGCAACGGATTGTGCTTACACCTACGAAGTTTATGAGATGCTCGTCCGCATCTTGAAAGCCTATAATCTTTCCGAACAATATGCCTTCCAGCGCAGGCTAATGCGTTCCCTCCTTATGATGATGTTTCGAGGGATTAAGGTCGACACCGCCTATAAGCAAAAACTTAACATCATGCTACTTAAGCAAATTCAAGAACATAATCAATGGTTCGAGGATGTACTCGGGCACCCACTTAATCCTTCAAGCAATCCTCAGATGAAAATGCTTTTTCACAACGACTTTAAGGCGCCTATCTATAAACACAAGAAAACAAAACAACCCACGCTTGACGATGAGGCACTTAAGAAGACTAAGGAAAAGATCCCACTTCTTCGCCCACTCGTTGATGGTATTCTTGAGGTTCGTTCGTTAGGAGTGTTTAGAAATACCTTTGCCCTTGCGGAGATAGATGAGGATAATAGGGCGAGATGCTTGTTTAACCCTGCGAGGGTTGAGACCTATCGTTTGTCGTCTTCGCAAAATATTTTTGGGACAGGGCTTAATTTGCAGACTATTCCTAAGGGGAGGGAAGATGAATAGTTTTGAGGTACTTAGGCTTTGTTTTTCGAACGATTTTATAGAGAAGATGAAAAATCGTATTTTAGTAAGTACCCACAAATATGGCCTTGTGCAAGAGAATGTCGGAAGAGTTGACATGCTAAAATCCCTCGAGGTACGGATAGATAAGTACAGGGATACAGGAAATAAAGAGCATCTAGTAGACATTGCTAATTTTGCAATGTTTGAGTTTATGTTTCCAATGCACCCAAGGGCACACTATCGCGCAACAGATTCTGATGAATCAGCAGGAGTAGTAGGGCGTCATGCAAAAACTAGAGATTAAAGTCTTAGACCATGGCTATGTTAGGCTTCGCAACTTAGCTGGGCCAACCAGACGGCTAGATATGGATTTTGACGCGGATGATATCGATCCGGCAAACGCTGCGAGATTCTCCTTCGACGGAGCAGATAAGGGGCGTCTAAGAGAAGATGACCTCAAGCTTGCCAACTATCTTATGAAGCATAAACATACTACGCCCTTCGAGATGATTGTTGCGTGGTTTGAGATGAAGATGCCAATTTTCGTTGCACGGCAGTTCGTCAGGCACAGAACGGTTAGTATCAATGAGATTAGTGGAAGATATACCAAGCTTCCTAATGATTTCTACATCCCCGACACAGATGCAATTGGTTGTAAAGCTGCAACTAATAAGCAGGGGAGAACTCTTACTGAAGTAAATGTTTACGCTGACAATTTTAGAGAAATCTTAAGTGCTACTAGTGAGGGGGCTTATGCCCACTACACTAAGGCATTAGAGCAAGGCATTCCAAACGAACTTGCCAGATGTTTCCTTCCACTAAACATCTATACTAAATGGCTTTGGAAGCAGGATCTTCATAACCTTATGCATCTTCTTATGCTCCGCCTTGATGGGCACGCCCAATATGAGGCAAGGCAATACGCTAAGGCAATTTATGATCTTCTTAATGAGGCACTTCCAAATTGTATGAAGCTTTTTAGGGAGTATAGGACGCTGCCCGATGGAGATTATCAGTGGTAGCTGAAACCATCTCCCTACCAAACCTCCGTAAAATGTTCGTACCCGATGAGGGCTACGTTATCATCGACGCTGACCTAGAGCGTGCCGATGCCCAAGTTGTCTGTTGGGAAGCTGATGATGAAGAACTTAAGCAAATCTTCAAAAGTGGGGCAGACATCCATGAAGAGAATGGCCGCGCAATCTTTGGGGTAAGCAAGTGTTCGGTAGATCAACGAGATAAAGCAAAGAAGGGGGTACACGGGGCTAACTATGGGGTGTCCGCCAGAACCCTCGCTGGGCACATAGGCACAACCGTACACGAAGCGGAAGTCTTCCTAGCCCGTTGGTTTGGTGCCCATCCGAAGATTAAAGCTTGGCATAAACGTACAGCTTTTAACCTAAAAACCAAACGTTGCATTTATAATCAATTTGGCTTCCGCCGTTATTACTTCGACCGTATGGCTACGGATGATGAGGTAGGCCGAGTCCTTCCGCAAGCACTAGCTTGGTGCCCTCAGTCGACCGTAGGTATTGTAACCAACACCGGCCTTATTAATATCGAAGATAATCTCCCCTCCGTAATGCCCCTTCTCCAGGTCCATGACTCCTTAGTCCTACAAGCCCCAGAAGATGAATGCCCAGAGGTCTTTGAGAAAATCCGCCAAAACATGCTAATCACAATCCCCTATCCTGACCCCCTCATAATTCCCGTAGGCGTTAAGGCCAGCCGCCAATCTTGGGGCGATGTTGAAAAAATTGAATTGTGGGTGCAGGGTGAAAAAACGCTACCTAAAGGACTGGGTTAAGGGCTATATGGAATTCACTCGCTTTAGCGAAGCGCCCGATCAGTTCCATAAATGGACGGCAGTATCGACAATTGCCGGGGCGCTTCGCAAACGTGTTTGGTTTGATATGGGGTATTTTAAATGGACACCTAACTTTTTCATCTTCTTTGTCGGGCCTTCCGGTGTAGCCACCAAATCCACGTCTATGAACATCGGATTTGATTTGCTAAAGGAAATCCCCGGCATTAACTTCGGCCCATCCGTGGCGTCGTGGCAAGCCCTAGTGCAAGCCATTGGGGCGTGCAATGAAGAAATCATAACTCCTACGGGGGAATTCGTCCCTATGTCCGCGATGAACATTGCCCTATCAGAGTTGGGAACATTGATCGATCCAAAAAACAAGGATATGGTTGACGTTCTAGTTGATCTGTGGGATGGGAAGGATGATGTTTGGACTAAGATAACAAAGAAGGATGGGGAGGAGTTTATCGTAAACCCTTGGGTTAATATGATTGGCTGTACTACCCCGTCTTGGATTGCAGAAAACGTTAGTGATTATTTCATCGGGGGAGGGTTTTCTAGTCGGGCGGTATTCATCTACGCTGAACAAAAACGAATGCGGGTAGCATATCCAAAGGAGCTTATGAAAGAGTATGGGGACGGGTTGGGGAAGCTTAAGGCGGAACTTATTAAAGACCTTGAAGCAATATCAGAAAGTTATGGGGAATACGAATTAAGTAGGGAGGCTGCGGAATGGGGAAAGGCTTGGTATAATGGGCAAGATGACTCAGAAGAGGTTATGAAGAATAATAAATTCATTGGGCACTATTCCCGTCGTCAAGCCCACTCCCATAAACTAGCAATGGTCCTAGCCGCATCAAGAAGAAACGAGTTAGTGATAACTAAGGAAGATCTTATCGATGCCACCAAAGAACTAGAAGTTGTTGAAAAGGACATGCAGCAAGTATTTGGGTTTATGAATCGGGAAGTAGAGATGGTTATTGCTGCTGATGTTCTAGATGTTGTAAGGAAAGAGAAAAGAATACAAAAGACCGCGCTTTATAGGAAGTTTATGAGAAGCATCAGTAGCGGAACGTTTAATAAAATCCTCGACTCCCTGATAAGTAGTGCCGTCGTAAAACAAGTTTCCATAAACGGACTTATGTTGATAGAGGCAATTTATGACCAGAAATAATACTCCGCAAGAATATATAGCAGCTGGATATACTCCCGGCTCAGCCGTAGCAGCTTTAATTGGATGCACCTGTAAGGCATCAGAAAATAATGAGGGAAGAGGTTTCATACTCGTTATAAAAACTAATGATATTTTATTTATGGTAGACCCAAGCTGCCCTCTCCATGGAGAGTCCCCATGCAAGTTGGACCCTGGGCTTAAGCCCTCAAAAGAGGGCACTAAATAATGAAAAGGGTTGTAATCGAGTCCCCTTATTCTGGTGACGTTGATGCAAATATAGCCTATCTTCGAGCCTGTATGCACGACTCGCTTGTTAATCACGAGGAAGCCCCTTATCTAAGCCATGGGCTTTATACTCAACCTGGGGTACTTAGGGATGAGGATAAAAGTGAGCGGACGCTCGGAATTAACGCTGGCTTTGCTTGGGGAGAGGTAGCACAAAAGGTAGTATTTTATACTGACCTTGGTATGAGTGATGGGATGAAGGTTGGCATGGAGAAAGCTAGGCTTAATAACATCCCAACAGAGGAACGTAAACTTGGTAATGATTGGTTTAGCTTTAATCAAGCAACCGGAAGCTGGGGGCCAATCGCCCTTTGGAGTGACATCTACGCTTCAACAACCCTTTATTGTTTTAAAAATAAATTAGTTATTTCAGATACATTACACCTTCCATCCGAAGTCCCATATGCTGTAAGAAGTCTTGGGCAGCAAAATATGATGGAAGCAATTAATGCTTATTGGGAAGGTGAGGCATCTGATGACATATCCAAAATAACCCTTGCAATTGGAAAACTTTTTCTAGCAGCTATGCGTATGCTAATCCTATATGGGGTTCCTGCAAGATGGGTATTCGCCCGTTTATACGAATCAATTCCAACCAAAAAGTTACTTAGCCTGCAGGCTATTAGGGAGTTGTTAGAACAATATTCTGGAAGGAGATTAGTATGAATAGGTGTGGAATTTGTGGGAGGGGTGAGGATAGTGATAATCTTGAAAAGTTTTCAGTCAAGCTTGATAAAGTTGATAATGATGATGAGGGATATATTGGAAGGATAACCCTTTGCAAGATTTGTAAAGATCATATTATTCGAACATCCCACGCAAAGGGATATTATAAAACCTTTAGATAAAAAGAGGCTCCCTCTCACGAAGGGAGCCTAAGTTTCACCGGGCCGAATTTGTTACTTATTATCGTCGAACAATGAGGTCATAAGCGCATCGGTGACAGCATTAAGTTCATCCCATTCTGCATCTGTGGGATTTCTATTCTCCTTAACCATAGTTTCTACCTTAGCGGCGCCAGTAGTAAAAGCATCGATCGCACCGCTAACACCCTGGACCATAGCAGGAACTAGGTTCATAAGCTTTACCATAAAAGATAGAATTACAACGGGGTCCATTTAAGGCTCCTTACATCAAATTGTGGTTTTGGCAGATTTTTATAAAATCATCTACCGCAGCCTTGGCTATAGCAATAGCAAGGTTGATCTTAGACTCCGCTACGCCAGGGGTTCTCACGACAGTCTGCGCGGATTTAAGGGCGTTGTCAACGTCTTTAGCCGCAGAGCGTAGGATATCGACAACCTTAGTCTCTGAGCATCCATCCAGACTGCCCTGCCCTTCCTTACATCTTGGCTGACTTTCGTAAGCCACAGCAACAGCAAGTGGGGCATTAAAATCCGCCTGGACCGCAAAGACTCTTTGCGTAGGAGTCTCTGCCACCATAGACGCACAGCCGACAAGCAGCAACAATAAAAATGTACCACCAATTTTCCTAATCATTTGTCCTTTGCCTTTCCTACGACGAGGGCTAGAGTTTCTATGAACGAGTAGAACTTCTTGACAAAAGCGTCATCCTTGGGGGTAGGGGTTAAGGCTGTAATGGCGGACGCTGCCGCATGTAGCCCAAGAATAATGCCTAGAACGTCAAGCCAATGTTCAGATAGCCATCCCATAATACTCTCCTAAATCTTAGTTAAAAGTTCATGTCCAATTGGGGTAAGCCAGCTTAACATAAACATAATTACGGCTACGGCCCCAATAATATACGACCGCCATCGCTCAAGACTACCTATCCGCTGAGAATGTACGTTAAGTCTACTATCAGAATTATCCAACCTTTGAAGAATTGCGTTATTTTGTCCCACAATTTCTCCAAGTTTTAGCAGGATTGAATCAGTAGTGGCCTCTTTTTCTGGCATATCCTCACCTCTGTCATAGGTGGTTGCGTGGAAGTCCCCGGCCGGGCTTGGACGGTTCGGCCGGGGACGGCAAGCTTAAACAATTCCCCAAAGTTCAAACGCCAAGTCCACATCGGTAGACTGTGACGTGTAGCCAGAGCCCGCTGTTGCCGTCGTCGCGGCATTGCCGGCGTGCGTCGGGCTCGTAGAATCGCGGCCGATGGACACATAGTTGCTTGAATTTCCACCCGCATAGCTGACCAGCAGCGCAAGCCCGCCGGATGACGCCGAGTAGGCAACGGGGATTTCAATATCGGCAAACGATGTCGTCAACGTCGCCGCGTCAAAAGTGGCGGTCGCCAGGGCGGCGCCAGTCGGCGTTGCCGTGCTGCCGATAGTCCCGGTCGTTGCCTTTAGGGTAATCGTCACGTTCCCGGTTGGGCTGCCCGTTTTCTTGAGGGCGAACTTGACGGAAGTAATATCGGTCGGCGCCGCCAGGGTGATAAGCTGGCCAGCCTCCTCGACGCCGCCGCCGCCATACATATCGTACTGAGCGTTAACGTTTGCCGAGGCGTAACTGTCGATAAGGACTGACGGAATTATCGTCACCGGATTCTCGTCCCCCGCCCGAAAGGCCACGCTGGCGGCAACCCATGGCAGGGCGCTATCGATCGAGAAGGCGCGGGCGGAAACTGTTCCCGGTGACGCGGCGGCCTCATAGGCGGCGCCCAGGGTGACGAGGCTGTTTGGCGAGGTGGCGACGGAAATCCCCGTCGTGTCGGCCGGATAGCCGGTGTCGCCGGTGGTGCTGCCGAGGGCGGCGAAGAAATGGGCGACGAAGTTATTGGCGCTGCCGGTGGTGACGGCGGGGGAAGTTACCGTTCCGTAAGGTTCTGTTGGCGGAATAAAATTCACAACAGGAAAACTGTCCCCATTAGACATAAGTATTTCGTCAAGCCATCCATTTAAAGAGTTTCCTAAACCGGTGAGGCCGCCACCGATACGTAAAGCACCAGTACCATTAAATATATCCGTTGAATTACTTTGGGCGGGTCCCAGTAGGGTACCATCAATATACATATATATGTATCCTGATGACCGGAAAACCCTGATATGGAACCAGCTGTCCAGAGATAACGTAAAATTTCTGAACATAATAAATGTATCGTTAATACCGTCATCGGATAAGACCAGCAAAAGAGCTGGGTTCCCGCCGTATGATAACAACATGAGCCGCCAGGATCGTTGATTGCCTGTCGATAACCACTTGCCGGCGATAGTATCATTATAGGTTGTCGCGTGTATCCTCGCCCAACCATCGAAAAAAACGCAATCATTTGTTCCGAGTTCGAAATCAGCATGATCGGCGGCCGTAAGCCAATCACTGCTACCATCAAACAAGGCGGAAGTCCCCCCAAATATAGACTGCGCTGTATCTATCTGGGCATTTCCACCTGCGGATATGGCTTGCCCAGATACGGCGCTATTTGTAAATATTGACGAGCCATCAGATCCATTGCAGTGGAGCATTATTTTTATACTCTTTGGAATATCAAGCGTACTGCTAGCCTTGAACGTCGCCGCCCCGCACTGGTCGACGTTGACCATCAGTCCCTGCACGTCGTCATTGCCGGTCCAGCCAACAGTGTAGGGGTCGCCCGCCACGTCGGCCGCCACGGCCGCTTTCTCAAACACGTACAACGCGGCCGGCGAGGTTTCACCAACCACCTCGGTCCAGTCGCCGAGTCCGGTAAACGTCGCCGCCGTCGCCTTGGCCAGCGCCAGCACCAATCGGTCACCCAGCGCGCAGGTCGGCACCGTGGCGGACAGCGAGGTCGTGTTGTCGGCCGAGAAGGTTTCGACGGCGCCATAGATTGGAATAGCCGGGTCTGGTAGCGTTTGGTAAGGAATATAATAAGGCATCACACATACCTCGCGGAAAGAGTAATCAATACCTTCTGGCCAGGCGTTCCACTGCCAACCTGGACACACACAAATTCAAGCACAGCCCCAATTTCAAAAATCTGTGTGCCATCTGTCTTAAGTGTACCCTGCGAAAATACACCAGTACTAGCCGCAAAGTTAGGTTTTGTGGAATAAATCGATACCCCATCGTTAAGGACATCAAAGATGACAGAATCCCCGGTAGGAATAATGCCAATATCCCCAATCCCCCCAATAATCTCCGTCCTACGGTCAATTAAAACCTTTTCGTATAGCTGATCAACTACCAGATTAAGCCCCGTAAGGGTATTACTAAAGCCTGCTTTAAGCGGAAATCCCGTAGCTAAGGCATTTTGAATTGCTACAATATTATCTGCGCAAAGCTTAACGTTGTTAGAAAAGCCCAGATCAATAGCAAGTGGAATGTAAACTAATTCACTCACAATCTAACTCCTATTGCAGATAAACATCTAGGGTGAAGACAATTTGCTGCCCAGGGGTAGTCGACCCAACTTGCGTTACAAGGAACGCACAGATATCATCGGCAGCAAAGATTTCAGTACCATCTGTCTTAAGCGTCCCTGCTGTTAGGGTAGTGGCTCCATCAACTATTTTAGGTTTTGTAGTATAGATAGTTGTTCCATTCTTAGTAACATCAAAGATGAGATCAGCACCAGTAGGCCCAACCCCACCCGATAAAACTTTAGCATGTTCTGCGACCGCCTTGTATGCACGAGATACGATGAAGGAATAATATGTCCTTACTTCTGCGTTTACCCCCGTTTGTGTGCTGGACATTCCAATCTGGATAGGAATACCATCAGAGACTGCGCCGAGGGCACCAACAGCCTCAAGGCCAGCAAGGGCATCTCCAGTTCCTAAATTTCCTATCTCAGTCCCAAGACTAGTCAAGGCTCCAAGGGCGGTTTTAACAACCCAAGTTCGAAGATCATCAATATCCGTATTGGCAATAGCAGTTGTAGAGGTAGTTAGATTGATCCTAGCTATTGCATATTTACTTGTAGGGATTGTGGGATCAACGGGGGACGCGCTTTCCGAACCAGTCTCAACTCCAACAGTTCCAGTATCGATATCGATGTAAACAATATCTTTTCTAGGCTGAACCGATGGGGCGGTTATAGTTCCACTATTCTGGGCAGCCACAGATGAGAAGCTTCCATCCGTAGAATCTTGAACAGCTCCAGCATCAATTCGCACAGTCATATTGGGGGTAGCTTGCTCATGCACAGAGAACGCCGCCCCAATCCCCGCCATTGCCGCAACGGAGTTATCTACATTAATAGCCCATTGAGTAGCATCGCTCTCAATATCAGGCTGTACGAATGTTCCAGTCATTTAAACTCCCTCGGCATCCCATGCCACCGTACCATTTTCCGCAGCTCCACTAGTATCCCACCTAAGAGCGGTGAATCCCGTAGTTGTAACATTATCCCATCCAACAATCCCAGGCGCCGCATCAGCATTGAAGGTCCTTACATCTGGGACGTTTGTGAAGGGCGTAGAAAATACAACAGCCTCTTGGCCAGCAGGGGAGCCTGTAATAACTACCGTACCACTTTCTTTCCTGCTTTGAGAGTCAACCGTAACGTTAAATCTTGTAACCCTTGAGGGGCCTGTGGTGTTATCAATTGTAATCCTTCCCTTAAGGGTGTCTACAACCGCATCCCCAACGTTCCACACCTCAAACCCATCATAGGCCCCACCATAGGCGTAGTAGTCGATTTCTAGCAAGGGATTAGCAGAGCCTATCTCTCCTGGGCCAAGGTTAACATTAGCGGCTGTCCAAATTCTAGCAGAGGTATCTTGTCCAAGGTTAATATCATTTGTCGTATAGGTAGAAGTATCAACCGGGCTTGGAACGTATCCTGAAAATGTAGTCCAGTCTACATCAGCAGCCGTTACCTGAGAAGCTGGGTTAAGCTTTCCTGTTAGCGGATTTCTAATAAACCCATCTAACGTACCAGTCCAAAGCGGCCATTGCTCATTACTACTCACAACCGTAAAGGCATTAGTTACTATAAGATCGGTGGTAAGTGCATTGACCGATTGATTTTTAGAGGTATCTTCTGCCTTAATTCCAAATACCCAAGGAACCTGAACCCCATCAACTACGGGCGATGGCTGGACCGCCGCCGTGGTTATCCGAGTTCCACGCGTAACCTTAGTGAGTTCCGCTGCATCAGCATAAACAAATGGCGCGGCCATATAGCGAATTTCGTATCCCGCCAAATCCGCATCTGGTATCTGCGACCAGCGGAAGTTAACAGCATTACCATTCTGATTGGCAGTAAACGTGGTGACATCACTCGGAGGGGCCGTCTTACCAACAACTACATGGCCAGTTACAGTTAACCAAGTGGAGGCTCTTCCAAGATGATTAACGGCCCTAACTCGTTCAGAATACGCAATTCCATCTTTAACGTCGAATGTCCAAAGCTCGGTAAGTGTTCTATCAATTGTACCTGCGGGGCTCCAATCCGAAGCGGAATCTTTTTTAACTTGGACCTCATAATGATCCAGATATGGATCAGTGCTCGCTGTCCAACTTCCATGAAGCCTAGAAACAATTGTCCCGTCATCTTTGGTAAAGAGTTCATCCGTTCCACTAGTGAGGACCAGATTTGTAGGAGCTACGACACTAAGCGGGCTTGGCAAACTTGTATTAGGGGCGGGATCAACAAGAGTTTCTTCCCCAGAATTCCAATCATAAACAGTACTTGCAGTTTCCTGCAAAGTCAAATTAACCATAATCCCCTGATCTGCGGTAGAGGCTGTTTGATTTTGCTTTTGTGGAGTAATGCCAAGAGTCCACCCAATAACCTCAAATACCTTATTAGTCCAACCAAATCTGGTATTATTTATCATAACCGTATCGCCGCATTGGACCTTAAGGCCAATAAGACTTATCGGATATGTAATGGTAATTTGCTGCCTATGTCGTTCAAGAAGAATCTTAGCAGTTCTCTGTGCCTGTCCTGGACGAGAAGTAAAGGCTTGGTCGTAAGTATGCCAACTTTTTACATTATTATCCTCAGACAAATATAGGGAGTTGACTACAATCGGATACGTCGTAACAACCCCATAATTAATAGGAGACGCATATGAGCCCTTTACACGGTTAAATCTATCCTGTCTCGGGCGCTTAGTCTCAATTTTAATAGAGCCTCTAGCGTCTCCCTCATCAAATACAAAGGTTGGAGATACATAGGCCCCGACTCTAATATGCCAGCTATCACCAATATGAACTATAGACCCAGCAAAAGAGGTAGTCATATCAGTTAAGATATCACCCCACTGTCTATCACAACTGATAGGTCCATTACAAGTATATCTTGGCTCGGCGTTTTTAATAACTGTCATAGTGCCAGAGCCAGCACTTGTAAAATCTATCGTAGTATGGGAAAGGGCATTATCGTAACTTGTTGCAAGCTGAAGCTCAACGTAAGAATCATCAGTTGCCCAACGATGGCGAGGCACGGCATAATAGTTAGTATCAGCCTCAATATTTCCAATATATGTCCCATCTGAGGTAACAGTAACCCTATCCCCTGTTTGGAACATCATTATCGCAACATTGTCTGCCGCAGATGTATTATAATTCTTTAGCCTAATAAAATTATTAGTTGCATCTACACTAAGAACATTATGAGTGATATTATCGACAGCTACAAATTCCTCACAAATATTGGCACTTGCAATTGTAGTATCGTCATTAACATCCTCGGAAAGGCCACCAATCCCATGATCTGAGTCTAGTAAAAAATCGCGAATGCACAAAACTGAGTTAGGGGTCCATACAGAGGGATCTCCGCTTTCCCTCGGATCTACAACCTTCTTCCCCCGTACCCAGGCAGAAATAGCAGGAATTCCAGAAAATAATTCAGAATCAAACTCCAACCTCACATAGATATATGCACGGCTTGTTCCTTTAAAGTCCGTAGTCCAATCTGTTATCTCACTAACCAGATCACTATCAGCTGTCTGCCCCGGCGCACCTAGATGCTTTTTAATTCTGATCTTACCGTTAAACTTACCAGTATTAACTACTCCGCTTCCATCAAGCATATCGGAATAAATAGGATAATTATCCATAAAAACTTCATCAATTGCCTCAACCTCGTGCGCGGCAAGGGCAATAACGAGATGAAGATACTTTCCATCTGAAGTACTCGTAGCAAAAAGCATAGGCCCGGAAAGTCTGCACTCCCCATACACCAAAACGTGGGGAGAGGTCGCCTCCCTAAATTGTTGAATTCTTTTTTGTGCGGATGAAGCTGAAGAAAAGGATAAATCTGGAGTCTTTGGGGTAGTAGATAACATCCCCATTACCATAGTACTGGCAAATGCGATAGCAGCAAGCATAGCCGCCTGGGCAATAGTATAACCTACGATTATACCACCACCATAAGCTGCGGCAGCCGCAACAATTGCTGGGATTGCCATAGGCATTAGTTAATGTCCCATGCCATCAAAATTGCAGTAAAATCATAGGACTTCCAGCCCTTAGATGAGGCAACTAGCGCTCGCCTACCTGTGAGATCTATGATACCGAGGGCTTTATTTCCACCCTCTAAACCAACAAGAACGATATCTCCCCTTTTAACTCTATTGACATTAGAGTACGCAGTAACATTAAGTGCCTTTGCAAACCACTTAAGCATATTAACCATACCGCGTTTAGAGGTTAAAAATGCCTTAGCTTCTTCCTCTGTGGTATAAGCAATTCCAAATTCTTTTATAATATCAACGCCAGTCATTGCCTTTAAGCAATTAACCGGAGATATGCAGCAATCATGCCAACCATACCTAAAGCGCCTCCGGTCATGAGAGCGTATAGCTTTCTCAAGCCGGGTCGGCCAGTCTTGATATCTTTTTAACCTCCCCATACAACATCCCTCCCATCATTAAGGGAGACTACAAAGGAACAAAATTCATCTGTTGCATCATCAATATGCTGATCTTCTTCTGTATAATACCTATCAGAAGATCTATCTAATCCAGAAAGCATATTAACAACATTAAGCTCAATTATAGGATTTTCAGCATCCTCGGTAAGGGTCATAGTATCCATTCTCCCCTTATAAAGAGGATAGGGGTCTGGCACAACTGCATTACTATCATCAACACAGCCAAGCCAAATAGTAGCTGGGCGTTCTTGATAATCTTCCCCAAGGGCCAAGGCTAGGACGGAACTGTCAACTCCCATAAGACTGCAAGTTACCGCATCCGCACGAAGCTCTATGGTTTCTGGGATGCTAGAAATCTGGGCGATATCCCCCGTTCCAGTATAATCATCCCCATTCCAAGGAAGAGTGCCATAACCAGTAAATAGATTAAGATCCCCACTATCAAATTTAAACTTAGCCAAGAGGAATGGTCGCAATGCTGCCGCTGATACCTGGGTAGCCATCCCGGATGTAAGGTCTCTAGCCATTACAAAGCCTCCTTACATTCAAAATCGAGTCCGCCATAGATAAGGGCCTCGTCAACGCTCCAGCTTCTATCATTTGAGGCTAGACGACAGAGAGCCTTAGCATTAGAGACTACAACGGCGGCATTGTCAAGTGGGCTGGTTCTAAGCTTAGGCCAGATCGTTAAATCTACCTCCCCCACACTATCTGAGTTCGCGGTATCAAGAACTTTGTATAGTCTGGTAGATGTTCCAGTCCCAAGTTGAAGCATATCCCCAATTTTAAGGTAGCCGGTAACTCCAGCGGGGGCCCCATCTATTGTAAGGGAGTTGCCCGTTTGACTTCCACCCTTAACAAGCGGGGTTCCCGGAGCTGTTGCAGCGGAGCCTCTTGGAGTAGACGTAGCCGGACTATCGAGATAAAATGTCCCATAAATCCCCTGCAACTTAAGAAGGAACGAGATCCATTCTTCCGCCGCCGCCCTTTCTTGCAATGCAATATTTACACTAAAGGTCCACCATTCTCCTGGAAATTGATAAACCTGTGTCTCTCCTGTAAAAGGAGAACTTCCTCCAGCCACAACATTAACCGCATGTGTTGTTACTTTCATAATGCCTGAACTCGGAGGGGTAAGTGGGTATGTAATAGTCATTACCGTCTCCGATTGAGCAAATTAGGTTGTGTGCGGGATGCGCTATAAACAGCCGCCACCGCACGAGGTTCAATACTCCCATTAACGGAGTGTACTAGCTGCTCAAGCTTCGCAACTGCAGCATCGCTGGCACCCCGCATGTCAACATACCAAGTTGGGCTACCATTTGATTTATTTTTCTGCTCCCTAGGCGTAACTTCTACATGCTCGCCAGGACTCATGGCAAGGTTAACCATCTTGTTATCAACCCCACCAATACCGGGAACGTCGAAGGATGTACCATACTGAGCAGTTTGCACGGGGGCATTAAGGGCCGTAGAATCTTGCGTTCCTGTACTACTAGTAGCCCAGCTATTCGCCGCACTAAGAAATGCGTTCTTAAGTGGGGTAAATACAGTAAGTTGAAGGATGGCATTTAAAATTTCTGTTAAAACGGTCTTAGCTACCGACTTAAATCCATCCATCGCGCTGCTAGCCGTAGTCATGGCACTGACAACGCCCTCAGCAAAAGTATCAAATCCCTTACTAAGTTTACTTAGTATTGGGTCTGTGGCATAAAGCTCATCCTTTAGTTTTTTAATTCCTCTAGTATAAAGCTCTTGGTTATCTGATATTCCTCCTGGCCCGTAGGTCTTTTCTAGGACGAGCATCTGGGCATTATATTTCTCTTGGGGGGTTAGGAGGTCTGTCATAGATAACCGAAGGCTATCTGCGGAGATATTAATTTGGCTTAGGATATCTTCCCTCTTTTTAAGACTGGCATTAACTTCATCCTGAAGCCTAAAGTAATCTGATGCTTCCCTTCCCCCTACGCCAGATGTAAATAGATTATTGGCTTTGGATACCCCAATAGTGTCTTTGTCTATTTGACTATGAAGTTGAGAATACCGAGCCTTAGCTTCTGCCTCGGTATTATACGAGGGAAACTTTTCTATTCCTATCTCTGTAGCATGGGCGTAAGCTTCTTCTGTAGTATATACTTTACCACCCCAGATAGTTGGGATAAGATATATTTTTCCATTATAAGCTTTAGTAATTTCTTGTAGAGTGGATATACTCCCATTTTTATTAACAACTGGCTGTTCTATTAAATTTCTTAAATGGGTCTCATAAAGATATTGTTCCTCTTTTGTGAGATTATATTTTTTTACAACACCAGTAAGTTCTTCCATCTTTTTGATTTGGTTATCAATACCTACAACGTCTAACAAGGATATAGGAGTTGCATATTCATTATTACCAATAGTGGATGTTAAAATTTTTACCTGATTATTTATTTCTTTTAAATCCCCAACAATTTTTGTATTTTGGTAAGGACGAAGGTTTGCCCCAACATTTCCCATATCTTGAATACCAGGCATTCCGCCAGTCGTAGCGGGGACAGGTGGTATCTCCACACTAGCCCCGGTATCTACAATCTGAGAACCAGGAAGGGCTCTTCTAATCCTATCAAGAAGATTAGCAATATCAGTAAGGTAGTCTTTGAGTTTTCCAGTAAATCCTGACGCCCTATCTAATGCATCAAGGAAGAGTTTCCAGGAGGTATTAAGCCTATTAATAGACGAGTTTAGGTTATTAGCTCCCTCGATTGCACCAGGACCATAAACTTCCATCATTCTTTGCGCTAGTTTAGGAAGGAGGTCCTCAGCAAGAACCTTCCCACCCTGAAGCATCTTACCAAGTTGCTGCGTAGTGACCCCCATCGCATCGGCAGCCATTCTAAAGGCGCCTGGGAGACGCTCGCCTAACTGTCCCCTAAGCTCTTCCGCCTGGACTGTGCCTTTAGACACCATTTGCTGGAAGGCGAGAAGAATACCAGCAGTTTGATCTGAGGATAGCCCAAGGGCGGCGGAGGCTACAGCCGTGGCTTGGAAAATATCTCTAGTCGCTGCTCCGGCTAAGGCTGTTCCACGAGTAGCAGCTGCCAACTTAGCGTATTGACTAGCGGTGGCTCCAATCTCAAGTCCGTATTTCTGTGCTACCACTATAATATTTTCAAACTCAGATCTAGCGCTAGAAGTGCTTCCAGTTACACTCTTAAGGGTGTTTTGAATTCTATCGAATTCAGTTCTAACTGCTATAAATTTAGGGGCCATCAGAGCGACAATAGCAACAATGGCGGCAAAAGCGATTACCATTGTTGCAGCAACGACATTAAGTCTGGTAATAATCCCAACTAACGTCTGGAGTCGTGCAGCGGTACCGCCCAACGGACCCTCGATAAGCCTAACGGACTTAGCGAGTTCGTCAAGCTTACCCCTAAAACCAGCAGCACCAGCGGCAGCAGATTTAGTTGATTTATTAAACTTATCCGTATGAGCGGTTGCGCTGCTAAAGGCAGATGTAACCTTACCTTCCCCAACGACGCTAAACTCAATTGTGACAGGAATTGTTACCACTTTAACTGCCCTTTGTAGTAACCCAATTTTCTATCCACGCCGCGTCAAGAGCTTTTATAACTACTAAAAATTCATCAGGCTCTTGCATCTCCGCAATTTGGCAATAGGCTAAGATATCAGAAAGCAATATCGGATTAGGCCCAAAGCCAAACTGCCTACTCGAACTAACCATAACCCACCCTTCCCAAAGCAGTTCTTGCCAAGGAGTTAACAATGGCTTACGGCTTAATGTCTTACTCTCCTTTCCTAATTCCGCTTCTTTCTTAAGAAACTCCTCCTCAGTTAGCCCTCCAAGTGCAAGGGTCCATCTAAGGAGGTCTAGGAGTTTTTTATGTCTTCCTCAACATTCGTAGGGCGGAACAATTCCCGATTGGTGGCGATGCCCCAAACGAGATCGAAGAAGTCTTCGTATTGAATGAGCTTTTGCTTCGCAACTTCTTTTGAATACTTAACGGCCTTTCCATTCTCCGTGATATGTTTCCAATCAAGAAGAATGGCATCAGCAAGCAGCCCTGCCCAGAGGTCACGACCAGTATCTTCTGGAATGGACCCCCTTTGAAGTTGACGGGCATGGTGGGGAGGAATGGACTTAATCGCCTTAGTCCATTTCTTATTCCCAAAGCTCGCACTAGCAACAAGGATTTCAGCATCGCCGCCAACCGGCTGCCAAATACCTTCATTTTCTTTTTGTTTATCAGACTCAAACCCGGTGAGATCAAAGGACATTTGTCCCTCCTATTGTTAAGCAGAAGTTGAACGTGTAAGCACCCCATTAGCGTTAAAGGTTGCAGTCACAGTAGCCAACTCTCCAACCGCGTTAGCAATTGGGTTGTAGGAAGCAAGGACTGCGGAGCCAGTATACTTAGGGTTATTAATCCCAATACCAGCGGTTTTATTAGCCATAGCTGTAACAGTAACGGCTGCCCCACTAGTCTCAATAGCGTATAGAATACCATCAACCGATCCAGAATCAAAATCCTGGGTAAGTTGAACTTCAAGGGACCAGTCCTTAAGACCAGAAAGCCTAGACTTAGCCCTATTAGCATTCATCGTAGTAGACTCTTGCAGGTCCACACTGGTATTAAGGGTGGCCCGCATTACAAAGGCGCTCAGATCCTCACCATTGATGGTGACCTCAGCATCGTTCAGGATAAACTTAGCCATTTTACTCTCCTTTAAGTAAGCCCACCCACGGACCCACCAGCTATTCCTGCTTCAAGTGTAGCTGCCCCTACTTGAGCGGCTACTTCATAAATCCTATCACCAAGTCCGGGCTTAAAGCCAACGTCGGAGGAATATGGGACAGGGTTAATTATATACGTATGTTGAATTGAACTAAGCGTTCCTATCTTAGAAAGGTTGGCTTGTTTGTTAATCGTGGCTTCTGCGACAAGGGCATCTTTCTGAGTCGGTCGAGTTGGTGGAATGAGTTGTCCCGTTGGAGATCCAAAAGCTACTTGATGGTTTGCCATAGACCAGTAGGTATCATGGGGCCAGTTTGGATAAATTTCTTCATAAGTCGCCCGCATCACATATTTAAGCGACTCAAGGGTAAGTTGTTTAACAATCTTTTCCTCAAGCTGCCTAAGTGCGTCCTCAACTTGAGAAAAATTAGTCTTAACATCAAACATTGTTGTACGCCAATGAGACTCCGAGGGACCACATATGATACCCAAGTGCCTCAGATCCAAGGTTATCCGGCTCAGACTGCAACGATGCTATATCCAAATACCCACTTGGGGCATTCCCCATAAGAAAGTTTTGGATATCTCGCATCTTGGTAAGCCCTGCCGAGGATCCCCATCTAACCCTTATCATAACTACCGGGCGCCTAACCTCACTAGCATCCCCCATAACCCGCATTACTGGCGTTCCAGGTGCCCCGTATACGAAAACCGCATTGACGGGGATGTTAGACGAAACGGCTTGAACTGGTGTGGCAAATAGATTAACCCCAGAGGTTAGCCCAAGCGAACTATCAGCATCGAGCGCATTAACAATTGCCTTAGGGGGATCGAATGTCATAGGTAAACGCTCCGTTCAAACTCTTCCCCACTTAAATCAGGAATTTTATTAAAGCCCCTAACGATAAACGCTCCATACAATCCAACCGGGCTTTCCGCCGCCGAGGTTCCTAGATAAAGATAACTCCCCTCATCAATATCCTCAGCAACCATTACTACAGCCTTAGATTGCCTTTCTTCCCCATTAGAGGAATAAAATATCTCATTCCTTTTTTCCCACCTGCAAGATATCTGCCGGGGGCAGCCAGATGCGAAGCTGGGATCCCCATCAACATCAATCCCATCCAGCTCCCAAAGGGTAGCTGTTTGCTTGAGGTGTCGAGTGAAGAAGCCAGTATCACGCACGTTTAAATTTCCTACTCCAAAGATTCTACAATACCCGCACCCCTAATTGTAGTAAGTACCTCTTATAGATAATCCTCCAGTAAACCAGTCTTGAAATAATCTAATGCCGAGTCTTGTGTGCAATTAATTATTTCTACACCAAGCTCTAATTTCTTAATCGCCTTAGCCATTGTTCCAAAAGCAGGAAGAAATTGATCTTTATAAACACCTGCCCCAACCGCTCGTCTATGCCCACTATGATAATTATGCCTTCCACCAACAATCTTCATGTCAAAGCCAAGCAGAATTATCCTAGTCGCCCCAAACTTAATCGCTAAATCAATTGCCCCATAGCCAGAATTATTCCCATTAATCTGTGTCCTGCTTGGAGAAAGCCCGTGCCTTCCCCCTCTTTCTACCACCTGAATACTTCCATCTGGCTCCTCAGATTGTATGCAGGTCGTAACCTTATAGCCCTTAAACTTTCTAAGTTCCTGTTGGTGGGTGACTATCGTATCATCCGCAATTGGTTCATGATACCACTTACAATCCTGGAAATAAACCGCAGTCGCCCAAGGGCACTTTAGATAAGCATTATTAACTGCAACTACATTCTTCTCAGACAACTTCCACATTTGAATATTCAAGAGACTTGGGCCGCCCCCAAGAATGAAGCAGGTTGCACCATCCCAGATCTTGGGTATCTCCCAATATCCCATCACACCGCCGTTGGATCTGTTGGGGGCTCAGGCCCATAAACCTTAAACTTTGCCTTAGCCTTGTTAAGTTTAATCAGCGTCCCTGAAGTATCAAGAACCATAGCTTGCTGGCCCCAGCTTGTATATTCAAGCATAAGACCATACTTCCCACCATAGGAGGTTTGGGTATTATTAACCTGCTCCATGGTTACTTCGGTAGACCGATCCCTCGGCACCATAAAATGGGCGGCAAGGAATGCCTCAATATCCGCAAGCTGCGTATCAAGCAAGCCCTTAGCCGCCAATTTATCAGTGACAAGCCTATTCGCAACACCGATGAAAGCCTCAACGGTAGCATCTGGTAGTGTAGACCCCGTAAGGAGTTTAACTATTGTCGCTGTGGTCCGGGTCGTCATCTTCAGCCTTCTTTACGACTATAAATGCCTCGGCTTCGTTCTTGTGCATAGGATCGGAACTAACCCTAGCACCAGTCTCCGAGTCCACTACGTCATACCATCCACCACCACGAGGTTTAATTACGTAAATTGGTTTAGGGTTGACGGTAATAGTTGGAGCTGGCGGAGATGGCGGATTAGAATTAAAGGGAAGCTCTGGTTCATCATCGTCAGAGGTAGAGTCAGAAAGCGGTTCTAATTTATTCTTATTCTTCTCATAAAAATCGATATCAAATTCACCAACATCGGTATCCGTACCAGCCCGATGACAAACAAGACCAAGCTTTGGATATCTCTTAAAAATCTTTCCTTGAATTACCCGGTATTTTGGCATTATTCCCTCCTAAGGGGAGTGGGGGCTGTTACACCCCCACACCTTTACGACAGTTTCACAATTCCGCAACGCGTATCGTGATCGGACGCAATACGCGGAACCATGATAGCAAACACCTTGAAGTTAAGGCGCCAGCCACCATGGCTCGGCCAAGAGATGGCAGTCGGCTGCTGACCGACAATCATCTCAACGGTATCACTGGTCATCTGAACCAGCAGAACCGTGTTGGCCGTCAGAACATCGGCAACCTTGATGTCGATAATGCTCGCAATTTCCTTCAAGCGGGTGTAGATGCTCTTCGGGTAATTGGAGGCATAATCGTTATCAAGCACGACGCCGTAAGCAGTAGGCACGTAGAGCATGAACGGACCATACATATGATCCGCATTCGCGGCCGCAATCATATCGAGCACGTCGGCCAGGATCTCCGCACCAGTCTTACCCGAGGCATCCCAATTCTCACTGAGGCTAACGGTATTAACATCAGTGAAATCAGAATATCCATAAAGGGTCGAAGAACCCATCTTATAAGTCGAGGCACCATTGAAGAGAATGCTCTCAATCTTATCCGACACGATACGAGTAGCAGTCGCAACCTGCATGGTATCCAAGGGATCACCATTCCGACGGGACGCACTGAGTACCCGCAGATTGATGAAGAAGTCCTTGGAGATAACAGGCAGCGGAATGGTATTCACGTCAAAGGTAACGCGATCGCCCTGGCTCTCATTAATACCGTCCATAGTGATCTGGGCATCGGTCATGTCACTAACGTCTTCCCACTGGAACACGGTAGAGCCAAGACCATTAGCCAGATTCATGCTCAGGCCGGCGTTCATAAGATCCGAAACACCAACCAGTCGCTGGCGGGCAATCTGTACCACCTTCGCATCGATAGCCTTCCATTCATCATACTGAAGAACATCATTCGAACGGAAGTCAGCGGCACGAAGACCACCCATCAGGGCCGTAGCAAGATCGCCCTGAGCACTATAGCCACCCTTCCCATTAGGGACGAGCAGGCCAACGTCAACTTTTTCAATAGGCATCTGGGCTCCTCCTACAGCACAAGGATCTTAACCCGCCGAGCCGCAAGCGCAAAGCCTGTGGCCGTGAGGTTAAGAGCCTCAAGCACCATACCAACCTGCTGATTGGTATAGTAATTACCAGTAGTATCTACTGCATAGACTTGCACTTCACCACTACCGGCCGCCTCTACGATGTTGCCGATAGCCGCGTTCTGGCCATCCTTAAGCACCGCAAGGATCTCATCGCCAGGCTGCGCAAATACAGCCTGAACCTGAGCCCCAGAAGCATAGGCGTCAGAAATCTCATCCCCGTTTACTTCATTCTCAATGGCGAAGAGGGGAACGATATTCTGACCGGCAGAGTATCCCGCAGTAACGGTATTGCCGGAGCCAAGGACAATAAGGTTTCCGGGATAGATAGTTCCCGCAGCCTTAAACTCCTTCCTAACATTACCGCCCTTAAGGACAATGGTATCAGGGTTAGTTTTAGCCATTACTCATCCTCCTTAGCTGGCTTTCTTTTCGAAGACGAGGGGCGGCTCAGGCGCTTTGTCGGTACGCTCAGCCGTACGGCCCGGCCCACCAAGCGCGGAATAATCAACATCCGACGCGAGTTTGGCAAGCTTTTCGAGGGCCTCAAGTCCCATCGTCTCAAAATCTTCATCAGAATAGGCATTACGCTTATTGGTCTTGATAGACGCAATAAGGGAGCTACGCTTTTCCGACAAAGTACGCTGGCCTAGCTGGAGGACATTACGAATCTCCGGCGGGGCACTTTCAAGGAACTCCTCAGCCGTAGTAGGCTTCTTAATCTCGGGTTCCTTCTTCACAGCAGCCGCAGGTTCCTTTTTAACGGGCTCCTTTGGCGGTTCAGGGGTGACAGCCTTCTTGGTAGCCTCTTCCGAGATCTTAGCGATTTTCTCGAACTGAGTGTCTTCCAAGCCGAGGAGCCACTCCCTGTCATCTTCGGTGAATTGCTTATTGGTAATAAGCGCATCCACCAGGTCTTTACGATCGTTGGGCATCAGTCCAACCTCCTCGTTGGTTTTGACAGGGACAAAGGAAGTCTCTGGGCGTACTCTAATCTTCTCTTGCCCAAGTGAGACTGTTCCATCTCCAGAGATATCATAGCCCCTCTGGAATAGGCCATCTCCTGTTTCGTATATGAAGTAGTCGGAGAAAACTGCTACCACATAGTTCCAATAGTATTCAGTATCTTCAACGTCGAGGGCAGATTGAATGGCTGCCCGTCGATCGGCGTCGCTTATTTCCTGGCTGCTACGGAAAAGGCTTCCCATTGCAGTCCAGACCCGGCTAAAGACAGAAGGCTCGGCGATGAGAGTCTTTAGATCAGCCTCCCCCGTTAGAAGTGACACATTAAGCTCACATGCCTTAAGAGAATTAAGGCGAGGGGCACCGGCCCCATCTGCAATAGATGAGGCACCAATCTTTCCGGGAGAAAGGAGGGCCAGATGATCCGGCACCACGTCTCGCCAAACCCCATTGTACCTTTCACCCTCAAACATACCCGCATGAGGGTCAAGGCTAACATAAGCACCTACGGAGACTTCTACCATCTCCCCCGCGTCGAGCTTATTAACTACAATCTCCGAATTTCCACCAAGCCGCTTGGCTTTCTCGGCATTAACCCATGCCTCAGTCTTAAGCCGCTTATCCTCAACCCGAGTATTAAACAAAAAGCCAATCACGGAGCTTTCGAAGACGTCAGGGGAATTCGCACTTACCTTATCACCCTCAGCATTCTCGGGATGGTCCACAACGACGGGGCGGCCATTCCAGCCAGCAGGATATTTTCCAAATTCTGCGGCGAGGGCGAGTTCCGGGGCCGGGGCGTTACTTGGATGCAAAACCCCCTCTACAATAGCCACGGCAGGGACTACCATATACTCAACCCCGTCCATCGTTTCCTTACGATTAAGTTCCCCGCAGGAACGAAGGGACATAAGCACCCTTACGGATGCGTTAGGGGTTTTTTCAGACTTGAGTGCTGGGATCGGCATTTGGGTCCTCACTTACTGGAATATCTCTGGGCAGTCCAAACCAATGCTCGCGCGCTTCCTCAGGAGTTACAATTACCTGGGGGGAACCTGGGCCGCCCTGTTTCGACAAATTCCCAACGGCCTGGGACTTCCGAGCAGCGATATCCGCCCGCTCTTTCTCCGTCAAAATGGAAGTGTCAGGCCATTCAGCTTCAATTTCATTCTTAGGCCGAGGGACCGCCCCCGCAGTTATAAGCCGCTCGATTAGAGGAAGGAGGAGCATGGGCATCGCATAACTAGTCTGCCGTTCCTTCACCCGCGCGTTGAAATTCCTCTCATCTTGCTCCGAAGCCAGTTGCCCCTGCTCCGCGCCCGTCAAGATCCTCTTTGGAATGCCCGTTGTACCGGAGATAAGCATAAGGGACGTATTTGCAGCGCCCTGAGGATTTGGTGTCTCAGAGCCAAGGACCTTAGACGTGACTCCATGCGTAACAACAAAACGTTTGAGGTTGTGAGTGTATTCCTCAAGTTCGTCGTTAAGATCATCTTGGTCCTCAGTCTCAAACTCCGCCTCAGGATCAACGTCGAAGTGAATACCGCGGTCTACAACTCGCCAGAAAGCCTCTCCGGCTCCTCCCATAATTTTATCAAGGTCGTCGAGATAATTCCAAACTTTTTGGAGCCGTGGGACCCCTATAATCTCACTCTCCAGGAGCCCATCCGCAGCGTGTAGGACGCGGGAATAATGGACTTTTTTAGCAATTACAGCGTTTAAATCATTCCCTGTCGCCATGGCGATCTTATAAAATTCAGGCTTTCCGTACCTCGGGCTATGCTCATTCGTCACATAAGAATCTATTTGGGCGGACTTCTCACTAAATACCGAGAAATACATAACCCCGCCGGAACTAAGTGGGGTTTCAAGTGCCCCAGGTGCTCCGAGGAGCATTGCCCCCCATCGCCCAACTCCCGCAATCTTATCCAACCTCTCCAGATAATGGAAAAGGCCCATAGATTTAACAAGCTTTTCCCATTCCCGCTCAAATTCAGTAGCCCGCTTCCTAACTCCTGCTTCCTTAACCTTGGGAGGATTTCTCCAAGTCGCTTGTGGGTAGGCATCGATAATTCTCGCCGCAATGCCGCCCCGATCGTATCGCTGGGAGTAATCCTCATAGCTAAGGTTTCTTTTATATCCCAGATACTTATAAAGGTCTCGATCTCCCTCATACGTTTTCCCAACGAGATTCGACATCTTATCTCGTGCCATAAGTACGGAGCTTGCCTGCCGAAGGATCGCGCTGGCACCGCGAAGAGGAATGATCTTCTTACTTGGCATGTTAACCCCTAAGCGGCATCTTCAGTAGTGGATACAAGATCCACAAAATAAAACTGGCCAGGAAGAACCTTACCAAAAGCCGCCGGATTATTTACGTGCATAGTAAGATTAGCCGAGGGAGTCCATTTAGACCATTGTTTGTTTGCGGAACCTTCGTCCCCATAAACGGCCTGTAATACAATTTCCTCGGAGTCTTTTTCTCCAAGATGGTTGCAGGAGGATTTAACAGATTGAACACTCATTTTCAGGCGTAGTGTGGTGGGCATTATATTAATCCTTTTCCTAAGCAGCCGCAGACTCTGGCTGATATCGTCTACTCTTCGATCCCCGCATGGCTCCGCCCCTCTTTTTCTTTTGGGCGAAGAACAGTTCCGTAGCAGCCCATACTTGTGCATCAACCCTGTTAGGAGAATCAACAAGTTGATCTGGAACAAAGGAGCACATCTCATCTTCTAGCTGCGGGAGACACCCCACATGATGAAACCTTCCCTGTTCGTATAATGCACAGACCGGCTCAGCCCTGGCAACCTTCCCCTTAGAGGCATGAACTAACTTAACTGGAATATTCTTATCAACACTATGAATCGTATGGGAGACCATTTCCCCGCCTTGATTCTTCTCCGCGATAATCATGTCCGCCTCAAGGGTATGATACATCTTAATCGCGGCTGTCGCCCAACCTTCTGGGGTATAAACGTCAGACGCATCCGCTAAAACATACCCGTGATCGTCATGCCCTTTGCCAACTCCAACAATCCCCGTCTCATTTGAGCCCTCGGCCGAACTTGTCGCTGGATCTACACCAACGACTTTACGCTTATAATTAGTTGGAGCAGAGTGCTCATTGCTATCACCAACCCGCAAAGCGTCCAACATGTCATGATTCCAGAGGGCGCCCTCAACGTCTTCAAGATATTCCCCATAGATCTCCTGCCTTTCGAGCCGAGTACCCTTGTACTTCTGGATAATCTCGTTAATGAATCGTGGGGCCAAGTTGGCCTGGTTTTCTAGTGTCGCCCCTCGTGTAACAACAGCGTCAATCCCTTCCCTCAGAAGCATTCCCTTAACTGCCTTAATAGGCCGGGGAGTCATCGTAACCATGCATCTCGTATCTTTTCCATGCCGCAGGGTAAGCATGAGGTTATCCCACGTCAATTCAATATATTTCCAATAAGAAACCTCGTCGCACCATGCCCTTTCATAGTTACCACCACGAAGGCGGTGAGGCTTCTCAGAAGTATAAAGATGGGTCTCTCCTCCATCTGGCCAAATAAGCATATTCTTAGATGGCTTGTAGTCCGGGTAGAAGTGCTTAGGGGCGAGGCTCATGACCCCACTCGGCCCCATGATGCAATACTTTCTTAAATCTCCCGCAGTTGCCGCAACGATCGCACTAAGCTTGCATCCATGGATCAGATGGCTATCAATGAGCCAATGACTTCCAGCAAAGTTCTTTCCAAAACCACGCCCCGCCAGGATAACCCAAAGGAACCAATTACCCATTGGCTCCAACTGTTCCCGTCTTGCCGAAAGCCACCAGTCTCCAAAAGCCGTTGCAAGTTCTTCGTCCCGGAGGGTGGCAAGGAGTTTATTTTGCTTATCCTCTGGGAGGGAGGCCAGTACCATCTTCCAGGAAAGCTTGGGGGGTGGGAGGATATCAATCTCCCTAATGGCTACCATTATTCAGCCGACCCCTCAAGTTCCGGGGTTTGGGGTACGAGTTCCCGAAGACTCTCCACAAACCTTTCTCTAATCCCACTAATATTATTCTGAATGAGGGTAATATCTCCAACCTTGGCCCCCTGGTCGAAGCGCCCAATCAGCTTAACAAACCGATCCACTCCCCTAAGCCGCATGTTCTTATCATTATCCAGAAGGGCATCTCGCGTAGCGTCGAGGGCAAGACCGGTCATCGCCTGGAGGGAAAGCTCCTGCTCATCCTTGATCTGCTCTATAATCGGCTTAGCCAGAGGATCACTAAGAACGTTAACAACAGTCTGATATCCCACTCCAAGATAAGCTGCCACCTCTCCATACTTCCATCCATTCATAACGAGGGTAATAGCCATCTTATGCTTGGGGGAGAGCTGCTTCCTCGCCACAACTCCATTTTTCGTCCGAACCCCAATAACCTTTTCAAAAGCCCGCAGTTCAACCGTCCCGCCTTTTCTAAAATGCCGAAGGGCATCTCGGGGGCAGGTAATGGCCGCAGTCTTTGGTGTATCTTCAAACCCTGGGATAGACATTAATCTTCTTCCAAAGAGGGGGAAGCGTTGAGGGGGGACTCATGCTGGGGGGCGCAGGGAGGGATATCCACGCATCCCCCTGAGGCAGAGCCCCCCTCAACTTTCCTAATCATCTCTTCCGCCACCGAGGGATTAGCCTTGGCCGCGTCAGACTCTAAGATGATTTTTTTCCAAACTTCCACAGGCTTTCTCCAATTCCTACCTTATATTCTACACCTAACCCGTAGGAATGTCAACGGATTGGGGGAAGATATATGTATATTGTAGCCTTATGACGAAAAGCTATTGTAGAATAGCCCAAAACTACACAAATCTCCTTAAAACTTGCCCAAAATCTCCTTAAAACGTAAGAAAATGCGGAAAAATGGGATGAAAACTTAGGTGATTTTGGTGGAAAATGTGGAGAGTTTTGGGATGATTTTTCTCAGAAATTTGGGTTGGGGGTATAAGCCGCAAGAAACGTGCCAACAAATCCGCCCAGGACCCTCTCGCAAGGTTTATTTTCGATTTGCCTCAAGTTGGCATGAAGATTGCAAAGCTTTCGCCGTGCAAGGAACGTGCCAAGCGCGGCTGCAGCCAAGTGGCAGGAAAATTGCGAGGCAAGCATTGGGCCAAGGCTCAAGGTTGGGTTGGCATGGTTCGTGCAAGGCAAGAAGTGGGCCAACCAATCGTCACCGATTAAAGGACACGGCTGCAGGTGTTGTTAAACGAATTACAACAAAAGGGTTGTGTGAAAATAGGGGCGTTGGGTTGACACATTTGTTAAGAAAAAAGTTCGTGACATTTGGTGTAATCGGAGCGATAATTCTTAATCGAAAGCGAAGAAAGAACGGAGTCGAAACCATGAACGTTTATGACAATCGCGGAATGTGGATCGGGGAATTTATCGGAATGGACGGTCGCCTGGTCATTTATCGCGACCGTTTCGGCGACATACACAGCGAATATCGTGGGTTGGTTCAAATCCGTTAAAAACGAACGATGAACGGTGGAGAAAGCAAATGACCGAAACCCGTTACCAGCGCGTGGCCCGTGAAATAGCCGAACGTCAAGCGGCCAGGGAAAAGCGGATGGCCGATGAACAGCGCAAGGCTCGCAAGCCGCGGAAGACCGCAAAGCGATGGGAAGATGAACGCACGGCCAACCACATTGACGGTTTCGACCGTGACGATTTGGGGTACAGCCCGGATTATTAACCCTTTCCAAAGGCCGGAAGGGGAACCGGCCTTGAGTAAGGGCTAAGACCATGGAGAAAGATATGACTAAGTTGGTTAAGGCAGAGACCATTCTTTACGGTTGGGCCACGGGAAAGGTTAAGCCTAGTGCCGTGCATGTTGCCATGGCAAAGCTTGGGCTCGTGGTCGATCTAAGGAAGGGTTGGGCGAACGTTCTCGAAGTCGCCGATGTTGCGACCGGGGAACTTTGGGAAGTGGCGATTTGACGTTGACGCCAACCTATCTTGCGAGGTAGGTTGGAATGAACGCCAAGCGTTCAACCGGGCAATTTCGCCCAACAAGCATAGAAAGGAACTACCTCATGCCTAAGCGTCGTTTGGAACGGGACTATCATTCGGAGTCGGCCCTTGCGTCGGGCGTTGTGGCGTTCAAGGATACCGTCACCGAGAAAGCGTACACTTTCGACACCACCAAGATTTTCCCGACGTTCGGGGAATTCAACGCCATTCAAAAGAAGATGGTTCTCATGGCCGTCAACAATGTGTTGGGCGATACGGCGGCTGACAAGGAAAAGGACGCCATTGAAGCCATTACCGCGCGTGGCGTCAAGCTTCTCGCCGGTGAGTGGTCGGGCCGTGGGTCGGGCGGAAGTGGTCCGCGTATGACCGTCCTGGCCGAGGCCGTTGCCGCCGTCAAGGGCATGGAGATCGAAGACGTGATTGCCAAGCTCGAAACGATGGATGACGAAACCAAGAAGAAGCTGAAGGCGCATCCCGCCGTTGCGGCCAAGATGGCCGAGATCACCGCCAAGCGTGCGGCGGAAAAGGCGAAGAAGGCCAAGGGCGACGCCAAGGAGGCGGGCGAACTCGACTTCTAGGGCCTTATACGATTGCGGGATGCATGGTCAATCATCCCGCTTTCGCATAAAGCCTTATCATATTAGTCATAACCGTCAGATGGAGGGATAACCATGTTTGACGACTTGCTAGAAGATGTTGGCGACTTTATGCCAAGGAAAATTGCGCCTGAATATCTTGATGATATGAAGGCGCTAAAGGATGAAATCCTTGGCCCCCTTTCCGGTCATAAGGCCGTGGTGGGGCTTAGGGTATATCCAACAAATACCAGTCGGGGAATGGCCTATTGGGCGCATCCCGTCATTACAATCCCCGTATTCGCCATCCACAAAGCGAAGATCAATCCCGGCTATACCCATTGGTATATGGCGCATGAACTGGCCCATAAATTCGCATACTATGAGTGCGAATATAAAGACCATGGAGCTAAGTTCATGTATTGGCTTAAGCTTCTTTGCCCCGCCAAGTATCAACACTATGAGCTAGGCTACAAGCCAAGGCTTGCGGCTGCAGCCGGGATTTCAAGTAAGGAAAGCGAAGACGCCTTACGGAATTTCTAATGCCTAATCTTTAGGCAACAATCTCCTACCGCCTAAAGTTTATGCATATCAATTCAAGCCAGAAGGAAGATACAAAATGCTTAAGCTAACCCGCGTATGTCGAGAAGAAAACGCCTCAACCTTCCGCGTCGATATTCTTCTCATGACCCAACAAACCCCTATGCTTACCGCACGCGGTCTTGTCTATCCGCGCTACCAGCTTATCGAAGAAATTCCCAATATCCCAACCTATAAGGCCGCGTTGGGGATTTCCCGCTGGATTGAAAAGAATGACATTCGACAACTCGCCGTTGATATTGCTAAGACGAAAGTTGCGGAGAGGCTTGGGGAATAGCTATGCTTATCCGCCCCTTCCTCGCGCTAAGCCTAATCGCTTGCCTTTCTACGGGGCAAGCCATGGCTGCCGACTACCCCAAAACCGATCTAATAGGGAATGCCTATCCTAAAGAATGTCGGACTGATCTAAGCACAATCCCTGCTAGGCTAAACTTTGTTTCCGAGGCGGCTTTAATCCACCTTTCCGCCCGCTTTGGAAATATAGTTCTTCGAGATAACGATATCATCCGAGGGCTAGTCTTATTCACCCTCCCAAAGCCAACTATTTTCATTCTGCGCGGGCTTACCAAGGCGCAAATGGCCGATACTATCCACCACGAGCGCTGCCATATCCTTTATATGACAAAAAAGGGCCAGCCGCATTGGCATAAGGGCTATTAATGACGTGGGAGGATGGTTAAATGGGTTTGGTGGACCATAAGGACGATACGGCCCTATGGCGGGATAGGCATATATAGGGGGTGGGTTGTATCCATGGATAGACATATACACGTGCATGGTGTGTGACATATATGTCACAATAGTGTGACATATATACATCATATATATTAGTAAAAAAATATATATAAAAATATACATATAAGATATAAGAAACCCATTCATAGTTTTACGGATATGTCAACATATATTTTTATGCACTTATAACGATAGTGGACGATATGGGTTCCCGCCACCCCCTATATATGGCATAGCGGCCATAGGGCTAGATGGTCTACATGGGCCATAGGACCACCGGGACGCTAGGGAAATAAGGGTTGATCGGGACCGGGGTCTATGCTACAATCTTTCTAGGATGGCCGTTCGGCCAAAGCTTTCGGATAAAAAGACAACGCTACTTAAAATAAGGTGCCAATTATGGATACAGGAAGTTTGGGATAACCCCTCCATAGCGGGAGCCCTTTTAGGGTGGCCCGCTTTAGGGGTCACTAAGGTCACACAGCATATCCTTTGAAAGGGAAATATTATGGAAAAGAAGGAAATGGGTTT